GCGCTGCTTTCAAAAACTCCCAGAAAACAGCCTACATTGAATATCTATTTGAGAGTTCTGACCATCCGGATTCACCCCAGATCACCAGCATTCATGCGGGTTGCAGGAGTTTTGCAGGGCCGACGAATTACCCAATTGGGTAAGCTCTGGGCTTGGTGGGTGGAGATCGCCGCATAAAATCGGCCAACTTATTTGAGTGCGCAAAAAAATGATCCATCGTGCCTTGTTGGCCCTCTCGACCTGTTTGATCCTGGCCGCTTGTGGGGGCCATTCGGGCTTTCCGCCCAGGATCAATGCCGTCAAGCCTGTCTCCATGCAGTACGGCCAGACCGCGACCGTGCTGGTGGGGGGCAAAGACCTGCGCTTTTCTGTGCAAGTAGACAGCGGGGGTGCCTGCACCGACCCCAGTTACGGCAGCAGCAGCACCACGGAAGTTCTGGAGCTCAATTGCAAGGTGGCCGCCACTGGCGACATGGTCTTGACTTTCAGGGCAGAAAACGGCGATCTGCTGTACCAGACCAGCCTGAACGTGCCCAACCCTCAAGTGAGCCTGATCACCAACCAGGGCAGCATGACGCTGGAGCTCAACCCGATGGCAGCCCCCATTTCGGTGAACAATTTTCTGCAGTACGTGAACAAGGGCTTTTACAAAGACACGCTGTTTCACCGCGTCATCCCCGGCTTTGTGATCCAGGGCGGCGGCTACACCACCGGCATGGTCAAAAAGACAAACCCAAGCGCCCCCATTGTTTTGGAAAGCAACAAAGGCCTGAGCAACCTGCGTGGCACCGTGGCCATGGCCAGAACCGCCGAGCCCAACTCCGCCACGTCGGAGTTCTTTGTCAACTTGGTGGACAACACTTCGCTCGATTACAAAAGCGAGGCGCAGCCAGGTTATGCCGTCTTTGGCACCGTGGTTCAGGGCATGGACGACGTGGTGACCACCATCGCCAGCCAGGCCACAAGCAGGCAAAGTGGCTTTGATGATGTGCCTGTGCAAGACGTCATCATTTTGTCGGCGCGGCAGATTCGATAAGGCGCATTCTCAAATCTGGCGACAAGCATCATGCGCAGCGCATCAGACAGGGTTAATCCCATAGCGGCCAAAACGACACTGGTCTCTTCTTTGATTTGCTCATCATTAAAGGCCGTATGCCCAATGACTGATCGCAACCCCGTTTACACAGAACTCTCTGCACCCTTGCTGGCGCGATACCGAATACGACTTCAGCCCACTCCAAGGGGCCTGCTGCTCAAGGGTTGAATCACCTCCACGGCGTCGAACAAGCGCTCCCGGCTCAAGTGGGCGTAACGGCTGGTGGTGCGAATATCCGAATGGCCCAATAACTCCTGCACCTCGTAAATGCTGCGCCCAGCATTGACCAGAAAACTGGCAAAACTGTGCCGCAAGTCATGCATCCTCAAATCAGGCATGCCCGCGGCTTTGCGGGCAGTGTCCCAACTATAAAAAATTGAGACGTACGGTTTTTCAGTTTTAGGGTTCGGAAATATATAGGCTGATGGCTCAAGCGATACGGGACTGGTGTCACGCAAAGCTTTCAGCAAACTCAGAGCCCCGGAAGATAGGGGAACATGGCGAATTTTTCCGGATTTTGTTTTGGGAATGCGCCAAGAATTTTTAACAAAATCTATTTCTTGCCACTTGGCTTCCAGAACTTCACGTTTTCTCGCCCCGGTATAAATCAAAAAAGGAACAATAAAAGACAACATTTTGTTATCACTGGCATGCACGGCATCAAGTAATTGATTCGCTTGCTCTGCAGATAAAAAACGTTCAATTTTATTATTGTCTGATAAGTTTTTTAGTTCTTTTGCTGGATTGCTGTGTACGCCTTCGATTTTCCAGCGAAGTGCCAAAGTGTAGCCATACCGCAGCATGACCAACAATCGATTAATTGTGCCCGGTGCGTACGACTTGGTTTGCATTTCTTGAATCAGTCGGGCGATGTCGGGCGGCATTAACTCACCCATAGCCCGAGGCCCTAAAGTCGGCAAAATGTGATTGCGAATGACCGACTCATCAGTGCCCCAACTGCGTTTGTAGGTTTTGACATAGGGCAAATACTGCTCAACAAAGAAATCCCCCAGGGTAGGTCCTGCGCCAAACAGCAACACGGCGTGCGGATCGGCCCCCGAGCGAATTTTGCGCAGCTTATCCCTGGCTTCTGCCCTGGCCTCATCCACTGTGATGATTCGGGCATTGCCTAAAGTCATGATCTTTTTGGACTTACCCTCGAAATAGCGCAAGCGAAAAGACATCCGACCGTTGGGCAAGGCGTCCACATACAAACCCTTGATCAGGGTATCAAACACCTCCCAATGCTTACGATCAGGCGGGCACACCAAAAGATCCACAACAGAATCCGTCAAACGCGCAACAGTCATAAATAATGCCTCATATTTACAGTCTAAGATCTGCATTCAGATCAATCTGTGCGTCATGCCACTTTAAAAATCAAAAAGCGACCTCCCCCGCTTGTTCGTTATCTCGAAAAAACGGCGTTGCTGAGTCGTTACGACTCTTGTGAATTGAAATGGTGTTCTAAATTTTCATACGAGAAATGCTCCTTGTTTCTGCAATCCATATTGATCCGCTCACTACAGGTACAGACAACATCCCCGGCGGTGCTGGTAATGACACCATCACCGCTGTGTTGCAAGCTGCTGGTGCCACCGGCACAACAGTTGCCCCCGGCGACGTGGTCAACGGCGGTGCGGGCACTGACACCCTGAGCATCGCAGTTGCTGGCGCATTGGGCGCTGACTACACTTTGTCCGCCATCCAAACAAGCGGCGTTGAAAAAGTTCTGTTGAACAACTTTGACACTGCTGCATCCAACAACATCGTCGACACAGCCTTGATGACTGGCTTGACCACGGTTGGTCTGTCAGCTTCTGATGCTGCTGGCGACACAATTTTCACTGGCCTGAATGGCTTGGTCGGCGCTGAAATCCGTAACGGCTCTGGCGACCTGACTTTGACTTACAACGCTGCTGTCGTTGCTGGCGCTGCTGATACCCAAGCTGTGACCGTTTCTAACCTGTCTGCTGGTACTTTCACAGCCGACGGCGCTGAAACCATCGCTATCACCTCCGAATTGGTCAAATCCACTTTGACTAACGTGGCTTCCAACTCCTTGAAGACCATCACTGTTGCTGGCGCTGCTGACCTGACCATCAGCACGGCCTTGACTACCGCCACCATAGACGCTTCCGCTGCTACTGGTGCTGTGTCTGTAAAACTGGGTACCGCCACACAAAAAGTCACTACAGGCGCTGGCAACGACACCATCGACGCTGCTGGCACATTGTCTAACGCTGACACGATTGTTGGTGGTGCAGGCACCGATACATTGAAGTTGTCCGTTGGTAACGCCACTGTTGCAGTGGGTACTTCGGCTTCCAAAGGTGACTTGTTCAACGTTTCTGGCGTTGAAGTTATCGACATCGCTTCTACCAACGACGCTGCAACTCTGAACTTGGACAACACCACAGGTGTATCAACTGCCGTTGCTGCTTCTAACGTAGGTGTATTTGGTGTAGACGGTACAACCGAAACTGATGGTGATACCGTGACATTCGTTTTGAATGGCATCTCATACACAACAGGTGCGAGAACCGCCGGTGGTGCCGCAATTGACGATACCTATGAGGGCCTCGTAACTCAGAAAATCAACACGATCACTGGCTTTACAGCCGTCCAAGGCACAAACTTGGTTACCATCACTAACACTTCTGGATCTTCAGAGGCGGTTGAGTTTGGCGGTTTGGCAATTACGGGCACTGGTACTGTTGCTGCGACAGGCACAACCGGTTACACGAACGTAGCTTTCACCAACGTCACCACACAAGCTATTGACGTCTACTCTGCCGACGCAGTGACTGCTTCGTTGAAAGACGCTTCAGGTACTACTGACGTTTTGGCTGTTAACCTCAAGACATTGTCTGCTGACAAAGGCTTTGACCAAGCCATCGGCACGATCACTGCCAACAACATCGAGACCATCAACCTCGGCGTGACAGGCATGACAGACGGCAAGATCAAAACCGTTGCTGCTTTGACTGGCAACGCTGTTAAAACACTGAACATCACAGGCGACTCTGACCTGACGATCACTGCCTTCACAAGCTCGACTGCTCTGACAACCATCGACGGTTCGACAGCTTCTGGCGACCTGATCTTGTCCGCAGCTCCGGCAGCAAAAGACCAGTCCATCAAAACCGGCTCTGGCAACGACACCATCAACATGGGCGCGTTCTTGACAGCCGCTGATACCATCGATGGCGGTGCTAACAACGTCGCATCAGGCGGAACTTCTGTTGGTAAAGATACACTGACTGCCACTGGCAACGTGGGTACAACCAACACTGCCGCTGCTCTGAAAATCAGCAACGTGGAAACCATCACAGTTGCTGTGGGTGGCGCTGCAACAACCAACATCGACGCCGCTGGCATCGTTGGTGCAGAAAGCATTGCTTTCAGCGCTACAAGCGGCACCGTTAAGGTCACCAACTTGGCTGCTGCAACCAAAATTGGAGTGGGTACAACAACAAACGAAATGGTTGGCACTTTGGACTTGGCTTTGGCCGATGCCACCGGTGCTACTGACGCCATCAGCTTGGTTTACTCGACAGGTACGGACACTTCTGCAACAACCATTGTTAAAGTGGCCGCCGCAGTTGAGACACTGAACATTGCTGCAACGACTGAGTCTGCAAACACGACCACTCAGACCATTACAAGCACTGATCTCGCCTCTAAGAACATTGTGGTGACTTCCGGTCACGCCAACGACACACTGGCACTGGGTACTCTGAACGCAGCAACAACCAACGTTGACGCTTCTGTCTACGCAGGTATCTTGACAGCAACAACTGCCGCTACAGGCGCAGTAACTCTTTCTGCTAAGGGTGGTTTGGCCCACAACCTCGTTGCAGGTGCTGGCGCTGACACAATCTCTTTGGTTGGTGCAAACGGTACTGCTGCTCCTACGCTGAACGGCAACGGTGGAACTGACGTTCTGAACATCAACCTTGACAACGCTGCTTCTGACTTCACAAACGTCAGCAACATCGAAACCATCAACGTGACGGTCTCTGGCAACAAGCAAGCTGGTTTCAATAACGGCACAGCCGACAACGGCTTGAACGCTGCAACAACAGTTAACGTTTTGGGTGGCGACACATTGTCAACATTCACTATCGGTACGGCCGCATCTTTGGATGATGACGCAACTGGCACCACCTTGAAGTTGGATGCTTCCTCCTTTGCTGGCGCCATTGACATCGCTGTTGCTTCTGATGCATTTGACGCTGAATTGTCTATCTTGGCTGGCGCAATGACTACCGACAAAGTGTCGATCATCATCGCCGGAACAGACAACAAAGTGGCTTTGATGTCTGGTGTGGAAACACTGACAGTTTCTTCGACAAACAACGACGTCGACGCAGCCGTTGATCTGACGAACGTGACTGGATTGGTGACACTGAACACAACGTTCGTGACAACAACCAACGCCGACCAAATCAAGGTTGATAAATTGGCTGCTGGTGTTGCCGTTAAAGCAACTTTGGCAACTGCTGCCGATAATTTGGTGGTTAATTTGGCCTCTGTATCAGGTACATCCGATGTGTTGGGTCTGGAAGTTGTTGAATTCGGTGATGCTGGTGTAACTAACGAGCAATTGAACTTCGACGCCGCTGGCATTGAAACTCTGAACCTGAAGATGAGCAACGCCAACGCTGGTCGTTTGCTGCTTGACGGTGTGACTGCAACCACTGGCTCCACAGTGACGGTTAACGTCTCAGGCACTGGTGTAGCCGAGTTGAACTCCTTGTCCTCTTCAATCACAACCGTTGTTTCAACTGGTACAGGCGCTTTGACCATTGCTGCTGCTGACCGTACAGCCTCTGCCATGACCATCACTGGTGGTGAAGGTGGTGACGCGATCGCTCTGCGCAACTCTAGCGACGTGCTGACCGGTGGTTTGGGTACCGATACATTGACAGTCTCCTTCGGCGCCATCTTGGGTGGTATCGAAGTCAACTTGGGTGCAACAGACCAAGTGGTGTCGCTCAACGGTTCTAGCAACGCAGCAGTTCAGACTGGCTTTGAAAACGTCAACTTGAATGCATTCACAGGCTTCGGCGCTGTGGTGACAGGTTCTACCGGTGCCAACACGATTGTGGGTACAGTGCTTGCTGACCAGATCACATCTGGCAACGGTGCTGACACTATCACGGCTGGTGGTGGTAACGACACAATCGATCTGACTGAAACCACAGCCGCTGCTGACACAGTTATTTTTGCTGACACTGCTGCGAATAACGGTGTTGACACGATAACTGGTTTCGGCGCTACAAACGACATTCTGAACCTGGATGCATTTGAGGCAGATGCAGCTGGTGACGAAGTATTGATTGCAGCAGGTGCCGCAACTACTACTGCTGGTCGTGTTTATTATCTCGGTGGTTTGGCAGCCGGTGACGCAGATGGCACTACAGCTGCTGCTGCTGCTATTACTGCTGGTGCAACTTGGACTAACGCCAACGTGACAGCATTTGTCGTACTTTCTGACAACAACTCAACTGCAATTTATTCGTGGACTGATGCAGCAGGTGCCGGTGCAGCTGCAGGTGAGTTGACTTTGGTTGGCACGATTGATGCTGCGATGACATCGGCTCAATTGGCCACCGCAATTGTTGTCTGATGAATTTAACTGCTTAAAAGAGTGATTTGTTAAGGTTTTAAACCTTCCGACCCCACCCCTCACAAGGGGGTGGGGTTTTTTCTAAGCGCAACCCTTTTGCCTTTAGACAAAACCCCATATGAAATCCTTTCTGCACGTCGGCTGTGGCCCCAAGCGCAAAGACCGAACGACTAAGGGCTTGAACACGCCTGACTGGTCAGAAATCCGCCTCGACATCGATGCCTCAGTTCAACCCGATGTCATTGGCACCATGACCGACATGTCGGCCGTTGCCACAGCGTCTGTGGATGCTGTCTTTTCTTCTCACAACATCGAACACCTGTACCCGCACGAGGTTCCACTGGCTTTGTCTGAGTTCTTGCGCGTGCTCAAGCCCGATGGCTTCTTTGTGGTCACTTGCCCTGACCTGCAAAGCGTTTGCAAGCTGATTGCCGAAGACAAGCTCACCGAAGCGGCTTACACCAGCCCCGCTGGACCCATTGCTCCCATCGATATTTTGTATGGCCTGCGCTCATCCATGGCCCAAGGCAATCTGTACATGGCGCACCGCTGTGGCTTTACGCAAAAGGTGTTGACAGCAACCCTTCAAGCGGCTGGTTTCAAGTCGGTGGCCACCATGGCCCGCCCCCACCCCTACTTTGACCTTTGGGCGGTGGGCAGCAAGCAAGTACTTCCGCAAGATCAAATGAAAGCACTGGCCGTTGCGCACATGACGCCGCTGTAACTTGCCGAAAGGCCACCCAAGAGCCCCATGACCGCAGAAAGCATCAATTCGCAGGTTCACCAGCAACTGCAAAATATTCTTGTCCAGGCAACTCAGGGCAACGCGGCTGAGCAAGCGCAGTTGAACAACGCACTGCGTCTGCTGTCCAAGTGGCGCTCTGTACTGATTCAAAACACTCTGCTCCAACAGCAAGGCACCATCGTCATGCAAGGGCCTTTGCAGGGCTTGAACTTCTTGCCTCAATCGGCCGAGGGTTGTCACATCGCCAAGCTGCTGGGTTGTTACGAGCAGCCATTGCAACCTTTCATTGAAGCGGCCATAGCTGCTGGCTACCCCACCATCTTGAACATCGGTTGCGCAGAGGGTTACTACACCGTGGGCATGGCGCTTCGCATGCCAAACACCCGTGTGCTGGCCCATGACCTCAACCCCAAGGCGCAAGAAGTTTGTGCAGAGCTGGCTCACAAAAACCAAGTCTCTGACCGTGTTGCCGTGGGCAGCTTGTTTTCCCCGGCTGACTTTGCAGCTTATGAGGGCCAAAAGTTGCTCTTGATGTGCGACATCGAAGGCGCAGAGCGTGAGTTGCTTGATCCTGTCCTCGCTCCAGCGCTCAAGGGCATGGACATCATCGTCGAGAGCCACGAATGCCTGATCACGGGCGTTACGCAGTTGCTCATTGACCGCTTCAAGGATTCCCACCAGATCACGCTGGTGCAAGACGACGGTCAACGTCAATTGGTCACCCCACCGGCATGGTTTCTGAACTTGGCTCACCTGGACCAGTTGCTGGCCACATGGGAGTGGCGATCAGGACCTACGCCTTGGCTTGTGATGAAGCCAAAGTCACCGCGGTAAGTGATTCACCGGTGACCCCATGAGCGCTGCCATTTATTACCACCCGGAGGCCTACACCACCAGCGGCCCCAAGCTGATGGGGCGCAATGCGGCGGGTGAGTCCTTCCTTCGGGGCTTTGCCTCGTACAGCACCTCTTCTTCTTTCTGGGCACAGGTTCAAAAGCCCGAGCACGCTCGTCTCTTTGCGGCTGCGCTGGCTTCCTTTGGCCGCACAGAGCCTGTGCGCTCTGCCGATAAATCTTCTTTGGGTGCGCTAGCCCAAGCGGGAGTGGTCTATTACCCCGGCCCCGGCATCGGTGAGCATGCATTTCACCGCGCAGCCTTTGGCCATGGTGCTTGGAGCCTGTGCGGCATCACCCACACCACCTCGTCTGCCGGGGCCATGGATGCACTGGCGAGTTTGATCACAGCCCCCGTTCAGCCTTGGGATGCACTCATCTGCACATCTACCGCTGTCAAGGACAACGTCACCCGCCTTTTGCAAGCTCAGGTGGACTACCTCAAAGATCGACTTGGCATCACCAAGATGGTCTTGCCCCAGTTGCCGGTGATTCCTTTGGGCATCCATACCGCTGACTTTGCTTTTTCTTCAGACCAAAAGTCCGCCGCGCGTGCCACTTTGGGCGTATCGCCGGACACACTGGTCGTTTTATTCATGGGGCGCTTATCGTTTCATGCCAAAGCCCATCCTCTGGCCATGTACCAAGCACTCGAAGCGGCTGCACAGGCTTCGGGCAAATCGGTGGTGCTGGTTGAATGCGGCTGGCATGCCAATGATTTCATTGCCAAAGCCTATGCCGATGCGGCTGCCTTGGCCTGCCCCTCTGTGCGGGTGGTGACGCTCGATGGTCGTGATGCGGCGGCCCGCCAGACCGCCTGGGCCGGTGCCGATGTGTTTTGCTCCCTCTCGGACAACATCCAGGAGACCTTTGGCATCGTCCCCATCGAGGCCATGGCCGCTGGCTTGCCAGTGGTGGTCTCGGACTGGGACGGCTACAAGGACACGGTGCGCGATGGGGTGGACGGGTTTCGCATTCCCACCCTGATGCCCCAAGCTGGCCTGGGTGGCGACTTGGCCTACCGCCATGCCCTGGAAGTGGACACCTACGACATGTACTGCGGCCACACCTGCTCGCTGGTGGCTGTGGACGTGCAGGCTGCTGCTGTGGCGTTTGAGAAACTCTTCAACAGCCCCGAACTGCGCCGCCAGATGGGCGAGGCTGGCAGGGCACGGGCACAGGCGGTCTATGACTGGAAGCCCATCATCGGCCAATACGAAGCCCTGTGGGCCAGCCTGTCTGAACTGCGCACGGCCCAGGCCAAAGACCTGAAGCCCTTGACGCACCCGTGGCCAGCGCGCATGGACCCCTTCCATGCCTTTGCCAGCTACCCCACCCAAAGCCTGACACCCCAGACTGTGCTCGGCCTGGTGGATGCCGATCTGAACACGGCCGTTGGCCGGGCCCTGGCCTACCGCCAACTGGCCATGGTGGACTTTGCCAAGAACATATTGCCCACCGAAGCGGAGGTGCGCGCTGTGCTGGTTGCTGCCCAGTCGCCTGCTGCAGCCTCGGGTTTGCTGCAAGGCATTGCACAAGCTCGTCAGCCCTTTGTGTTTCGCGCCCTGGCCTGGCTGGTCAAGTTGGGTGTGCTCAAGGTGGTGTCATGAACATCCTGTTCATTCACCAGAACTTCCCTGGGCAGTTCAAGTTTCTGGCCCCGGCGCTGGTCAGGCAAGGCCACACCGTGGTGGCCATGACCATGCAAAAGACCGATGCCCAGGACTGGCAGGGCGTGAAACTCGTGCCCTACAGCGCAAGCAGAGGCACCACCGCCAACATCCACCCCTGGGTGTCGGACTTTGAAACCAAGGCGATCCGGGGGGAGGCTTGCTTCAAAGCCGCATTGCAGATGAAGCAGCAGGGCTTTAGCCCCGATGTGATCATCGCCCACCACGGCTGGGGTGAGAGCCTGTTCTTGAAGGATGTCTGGCCCCAGGCCAAGCTGGCCATTTACTGCGAGTTCTTCTACCACCCCACGGGGGCCGATGTGGGGTTTGATCCGGAGTTCCCGGCCAAGGACCCGGGTGACGCTTGCCGCCTGCGGCTGAAGAACCTGAACAACCTGCTGCACTTTGAGGTGGCCGATGCCGGAATGTCTCCGACGCACTGGCAGGCCAGCACGTTTCCGCAGCCGTTCAGGTCAAAGATCACGGTGGTGCATGACGGCATTGACACCCAGGCCGTGGCACCCAACCCCAATATCAGCCTCACCTTCAACGGCCACCTTACCCTGACCAAGCACGACAAGGTCATCACCTTCGTCAACCGCAACCTCGAACCCTACCGGGGCTACCACGTGTTCATGAGGGCGCTGCCGGAGATCCTCAGGCGCAGACCGAATGCCCGGGTGCTGATCGTGGGCGCTGACGATGTGAGCTACGGCGCCCGACCAGAGCATGGCCAGAAGTGGAAGGACATTTTTGCTGCAGAGGTGCGCTCACAGATCAGTGACGCTGACTGGGCCAGGGTGCACTTCTTGGGCAATGTGGCTTACCAGCACTTCATCCCGCTGCTGCAACTGAGCACCGTGCATGTCTACCTGACCTACCCCTTTGTGCTCTCCTGGAGTCTGCTCGAAGCCATGAGCGCTGGTTGCGCCATCGTGGCCAGCGACACGCAGCCTCTGCACGAGGCGATCAAGGACGGGGAAACCGGCAAACTGGTGAACTTCTTTGACCATGCCCGACTGGCCCACGAAGTGTGCGATTTGTTGGACCAACCGCAAGAGCGCCAAAGGCTGGGGGCCAACGCCCGCACCTTCGCGCAGCAGAACTACGACCTGCAGACCGTTTGCCTGCCCCGGCAGTTGGCGTGGGTCAATGATTTGATCGGATCATGAAGACAATCAAGAATCTGTTTCCCATCATGCTCTTGGTCGCCACACAAATGTGCTCCATCTTCGTGCTGGTCTACCTCTACCTCAACACCTTCAACCTGATTTGAGGTCACATGACCCCTGAACTTGAAGCCGACTTCTGGCGAGAACTGGCCGAAATCGAAGCCGAATCCATCGGCTGGCAGCCCTTGGAGCCGGGCGCCTACCTGCATGTGAGCGATGAAGAAGCAACCGAGGTGCTGGTGGTGGGCGTACCGCAGGCGGGGGCGGCGGTGTTGCTGGTATGCTGACACGATGCCCACCGATCAATCCACTCCCTTTGGTTGGCACCCCAACGGCACTCCGACCTGCCGTATCCCGCATCTGCGCAAAAGGCAAGGCCGCTGCTACGAACTGGCACTGCGTGGCTGTTTGCAAGCGCCGGAGTGGGAACTGGTACACGGCGAATGTCATGGCTACAACGGGACTCACATCGGCCACGCCTGGCTGGAGTTCGACGGCGAAGCTTACTGCCCTGTGCTCGACGAATGCCTGCCGATTCCGGTGTTTGTGTCCAGGCTTGGGGCTTCGGTGCACGCCCGCTACACGGCGGACGAAGTCTTGTTTATGAAGCTGCGCCATCGGCATATGGGGCCGTGGGATCAGGCAATGCAAAACGGGGATTGACGCAAGAACATTCGTTCTTCTACAATTGCTCAGAACAAATGTTCCCGAGCAAGAAATGAACGAACGAGACCCCGAATACCTGGCTGCCCTGCAGCGCCACTACGCCAACGCGCACGCCTTCCCGTCCTACGACAAGCTCCTGCCTGTCCTGGGTGTAGCCGCACGCTCGGCCGTCAAAACCATCCTCGAGCGCCTAGCCAAGCAGGGCTTTGTCGAGCGCAACAGCGATGGGGTCTGGATACCAAGCAAGCGTTTCTTCGAGCGCCCCCTGGCCGAATGCGCGGTGCGAGCAGGCTTGCCGACGGAAGTGGCCGATGTGGGCACCCAGCCCTTCTATCTGGACGAATACCTCATCGAATCCCCGGCCGACACGCTGGTGATCCCGGTGCGTGGCAACTCGATGACGGACGCGCACATCGATGATGGCGACCTGGCCATTGTGGATACCCGGCGCAGTGCCTCGGTGGGCGACTTCGTGGTGGCGCGTGTCGATGGTCAATTCACCCTCAAGGAACTGGTGATCGAGCAAGGCCGACGAGCACTCAAGGCCCACAACCCTGCCTATCCCTTGATCCTGTCTCAAGGTGAACTGGACATCGTGGGCGTGGTGGTCGGATTGACCCGCAAACTCGTGCGCTGAGGTCACCTTCATCGCAAAACCAATAACAAGAAGGAGACTTGATGAAACTGGCCAACGTCGATGGGATAGTGAACCACGAGTCAGATCCGACCGCCCTCGCCGAAGAGGCGGCTGCTACGACTGGCGTCAAGCACCGCAAGCCTCGGGCCACAGATGGCGGGCCGGAGATCCTGCCGGATATGGGGCACTACGTGACCCTGGTGCGCAAGATCCGGCACCGGCCGCTGGTGGCGCAGTGGTTGCAGCACCTGCACCCTGAGGAGCAACCCGGCATCGAGTGGGAGCACAAGATCTGCACCAGCTACAAGCAGAGCCTGTTCACCGTGGTCGCGGGCCTGTCCGGTGCCATTCGTCAGCGGCTGGAGGAAGCCGCAGAGCGCCTGCTGCTGCTGTCGGATGACTTCGGGTGTGAGGCCGTCAAATCGCTGCTGAGTGAAGACGACGAGACCGAGCAACAGGCGGTGGCGGCTGCCGGCGACAAGTACGGCCGGGCGCTCTACCTGTACCTGTGTCGCCTGGCGGATGACAAGGACCGCCGGTTCGAACAGGCCGAGACTGCCCGCCAGCAGAACAAACAGTGGAAGTCCGAAGCCTATGCCAGTCACTTCCGGGGGCCAAAGGCGGTGGACATCGCCCTGAACGACACGCTGAAGGACAAACTCAAGACGGCGATTGCCGCCATCTACCCGCAGGCACCGCTGCAGGATGTGGTCATCGAGCACTTCCAGCGCCGCGACCTGACCCAGGCCGAGGATCGTGGCGGTGAGGACGAGTCGGCACCGGTCTGGCTGCACACCATCGTGGTCGGCTTCAACGGCAAGGAAACCCACTGGGACAAGATCGTCGACGGTGAGGTGACCACGCGGCACGATCAGGCACTGCAGCGCATCACCTTCACCTACGAGCCGAGCACTGGGGCGTTGTCGGTATTCACCGAGGACAAGAGCCATCGCCAGGAACTGGCCAAGGCGCTGCGTGACGTGGTGCTGGCCAGCGACACCGAGATTGCCAAGATGCCGCTTCGGATGTTCGACCTGTCCGCCTTCGGCTCCGCCCAGGTGTTCGATCTCCTCAAAACCGAGCCGGGCGATGGCATCGAGCGCATCAGCATCAGCCTCATCAAGGTGGCCAGGCCGTTTGAGCAGGAAGACGAGAACGGCACCCATCACTTGAGCAGCGACCTGACCGTGCGCCGGGACCGGCGTGACCGGCGCAATGTCTACACCGTGGCCTACGAGGACTATGGCCTGGAGGATCTCACTCAGTGGGCGCTGTGCCAAGTGAAACTCGTGCTGCGCATGGCCAAAAGCAAAGATCGCCGTGCCCACAACATCGACGTGCAGATCACTGCCCCCAACGGCCTGAATGACAACGCCAAGACCGAGGACGAGCGCCAGCTCGTGATGCGTCTCCTCAAGCGCTGGAACATCGTCACCGAGTTTTAAGGGGGCGGTCGATGCTCGTCAAGACGCTGCAACGCCTTGAGCAACTGCCCGGCGTGGACCGCACCCTGATCGGTAGCACCTTGGCGGAGCTGCGGCAGACGCTGTTCGACCAGGGATGGATCGTCCCCATCGGCTACCTCAGCCATGTCGATGTCGAGGTGTGGGACGAGGTCCGGGAGGAGGTCGAAGTCGAGATCGATGAGGCCGCCAGCCTCTATCGCTATCCCCACCCGCACCAGCGGCGTGTCATCTTCAGTCGTCCGCTCACCGACATCACCCGCTACCGTTTTCAGTTGGACGCGTTTTTCGACCGCGTAGCGCAAATGCTGGGTATCGAACCTCGGTTTGCCGGGCGCCGCCGTTGCCTGATCGGCCATCACCTCTGGTATCTGGGCGACCTCCGGATCGGCAGCAGTCACGCGTTTGCACCGGTGTTCTTCGGGCGACGGCTCAAGGCGCTGCCGGCCGAGCAAATCACGACAGCCCTGTCCGACTTGGCCTTCGGCACGGGTGGGGTGGTGCTGGCGCTGACCGATCCGAAGCTGGCTTTGCCCAACGGTCACCAGGTGCGCGCCGTCAAGGATCTGCTGGTCGTGGAGGACGGCGTGGAGCAGTTTGATCTGCCGGTACTGGAGCGGATTCTGGTCGGGCTGCCCGCAGATCCGGCCGACGAGCCGGAGGAGTGGTTCGATGCCAAGACGGGTCGACTGCAGCTCAAGCATCTGGAGGCGCCGGTGATGTTCGAGGGCATCCAGGCCAAGATCATCGAGCTCTTCTGGAAGGCGCAGGATGGCGCTCCGCTGTCGTGGACTGCCGAGGTCAAAGGTCGGTCCGGTTCCGTGGCCCCGACGCTCGACAAGGCGATGGGTGGCAAGGAGCGGCGCGAGCTGTTCATCGAGATCGTCACGCGAGGGAAATATCGGCTGCGGCGGTCATAGGCCAATCGGCATCTTTGCCAAATCATCTGCCAAACCATGGGCTAAACGTCTGCCAAGCCGTGCGAAGAATAGGTGACTCCTTAACCACCAAGGAGTTGCGAAATGCAAACCCATTCTTCGGCCCTCGCAGCCACCCAGCAACCAACTGCCCCCGTCCTCGACATCGGCAGTCTTCCCCTCCAACTCGAAGACCTCACCCGCGAGCGCATCAAGGCGCTGCCCAAGCCGGCACTGCAGGAGCTCTCCGTCCTGCTCGCCGAAATGGACCGTGGCATTGGCCACGCCCGTGAGCTGCTGACTGCTGCGCTCGATGACCTCTACGGCGACGCCGCCCGTGAGCAACTTTACGAGGCTGGCCGCGACACCGGCACCACGCACCTGACCGACGGCGATCTCGCCATCACGGTAGAGATCAAGAAATCGGTGTCCTGGGATCAGGACGAACTGGCCGCCATCGCGCAGCGCATTGCCAGCAATGGCGACGACCCAGCGGAATACATCGACGTGAAGTATTCGGTCTCCGAGCGCAAGTTCGCCGCCTGGCCCGAAACTCTGCGCCGCCCCTTCGAGGCCGCCCGCACCCTCAAACCCGCCAAGCCGGCCTTCCGCCTGGCAATCGTTGGGGAGGGCAAGTGATGGCACTCCCGATCATCAGCGCTGACCAGCGCTTGTCAGAAAAACGCTGCGCCAAGGTCGCCCTCGTCGGAATTCCTGGGGCTGGGAAAACCTCACAGATCCGCACCCTCGATGCCGAGCGCACCTTGCTGGTGGACACCGAGGCCGGCGATCTCTCGATCCTCGACTGGGCTGGCGACACCCTGCGCCCGCGCACCTGGCCGGAGTTCAAGGACCTGGTGGTGTTCCTTGCCGGGCCAAGCCCGAGCGCCTCGCCCGAGCAGGCCTTCTCGCAAGCCCACTTCGACCACGTTTGCCAGAAGTACGGCGATCCGGTGCAGCTGGCCAAGTACGACACCTACTTCGTCGATTCCTTGACCGTGCTCTCGCGGATGTGTCTGGCTTGGTGCAAGACCCAGCCGGCGGCCTTCTCCGAGAAGACCGGCAAGCCTGACACCCGGGGCGCTTACGGCTTGCTCGGCACCGAAATGATCGGTGCGCTCACCCACCTGCAGCACGTGCGTGACAAGCATGTCATCTACGTCTGCATCCTCGAAGAGAAGCTGGACGACTTCAACCGGCGCATCTACCAGCTGCAACTTGAAGGCGCCAAGACCTCTGCCGAGTTGCCGGGCGTGCTCGATGAAGTCATCACGCTGGCCATCCTCAAGGCCGACGACGGCACGCCGTACCGCGCTTTTGTGACCGGCGCAGACAACGCCTGGGGCTTCCCGAGCAAGGACCGCAGCGGCCGGCTCGACCCCATCGAAGAACCCCACCTCGGAAAGCTCATCGCCAAGTGCCTCGGCCGCACTGCCGCAGCTGCGCACGCCACTGCTTTCCCGAACGCCACCCCCGAATCCAACGCATCCCAGGAGTAAGCCGCCATGTCCAACTGGAACGATTTCAACGACGCTGAACAGCAGCAGTCCTTCGACCTCATCCCGCGCAACACGGCAGCCAAGCTGCGCCTAACCATCAAGCCCGGTGGCTTCGATGATCCGGCACTGGGCTGGACCGGCGGCTGGGCCACCCAGAGTTTCGAGACCGGCGCGGTCTACCTCGCCTGCGAGGGCGTGGTGATGGAAGGTCCGTTTGCCAAACGCAAGATCTGGTGGAACGTCGGCCTGCATTCGCCCAAGGGACCCAACTGGGGGAACATGGGCCGGACCTTCGTCCGTGCCGCGCTCAACTCCGCGCGCAACGTGCATCCGGCCGACAACAGCCCCCAGGCCCAGGCGGCTCGTCGCATCAGCGGCTTTGCCGACCTCGATGGCCTCGAGTTCGCCGCGCGCATCGACATCGAGAAGGATGGCCGGGGCGAGGACCGCAACACCATCAAGGCCGCCATCGAGCCAGACCACAAGGACTACGCCCTGGTCATGGGCGTGATGCCCAAGGGGGGTACTGGCAATCCCGGTGGCAACTCCGGTGCGCCGGCTGCGGTCGCGGCACCCAGTTACACACCTCCGGCTGCACACACGGCCACCTCGCGTCCTGCGTCTTCCACCGTCCCCAGCGGCAAACCCGCCTGGGCGCAGTAAGGGAGGGCGTGACGATGATGAGCACACTTATTCTCACGACCAGCCACTACGGCGTGGTGCGCTTCGGTGACCTGGCGGTGGAAGCCGTGGTGCTGGAAGACGGCACGCGTGGCTATGTGCAGCGGCAACTGGCCACCGCCATCGGCCTGCACGAATCGCGCCGGGGCAGCCAACTCAAAACCTTGCTGTCCGATGTCGCCCCGGGCGCGGTTGAGGTCTTGCAGGAGAACGCCTGCAGCATCCGTCTGCCCTCGGGCCAGACCACGGCCTTCTTTCCGGCCGGGGTGATCAGCGAGGTCGCCTCGGGCGTGATCGACGCGGCCCTCGAAGGTCGTCTGCACCGCAAGCGCCAGCACCTGGTGCCCAACTGCCAGCGCATCTTGAAGGCCTTGGCCAAGACCGGTGAGGTCGCGCTGATCGATGAGGCCACCGGCTACCAGTACCACCGCGCCCCCGATGCGCTGCAGGCCTTGATCTCCCGTCTGCTGCGAGAACGTGTGGCGAGCTGGGAGCGGCGCTTCAGCCCCGACTACTACCGGGCGCTGTTTCGCCTGTTCGGCTGGCAGTACCAGGGCCATCAGCAAAACCCGCCGGCGGTGATCGGCCAGATCACCCTGCGCTGGGTGTACGACGTGATCATGCCTCGCGAAATCATCGAGGAGATCCGCAACCGCAAGCGCCTGTCCGACAAGGCGCACCAGTGGCTCTCCGAAGGCGGCCTCGCCTTGCTGGAAAAGCAGATCCACGCGGTGACCATGATCGCGCGCTCGTCGATGACCTACCGGGACTTCGACACGCGCTGCGCCACGGCGTTTGGCAGCCAGCCGCTGCAGATGACCCTCTTCATCGGTGCGCTGGAGGGAGGGCAATGAATGGCCGGCCAATGTTGGGCTTGCCGCCGGCAGGCCCGTGGCCTCGGCCACAGCGACAACCGCTTCCGGGTGGGCGAAGCCCGTCGGTACCCGATGGATTGGGTCTTTTGCAGCCGCAAATGCCAGGACGCGTTTCACGCGCTCTATGGCCAGTGGCTGCGAACCGACCCCAGGCAGGAGGACGTGCTCATGGTTGATCCGACCGAATTCGAGCGCGCGGCGATGCGCGCCTGCCTGAAGTTCTTCGGCGAGGCCGCCGGTGAGATCGGTTTCGACAAACCGCTGGGTCACTACAGCGAGGCCGAGGCCTTGCAGGTGATCGAGGCGATTGTGACCGGCTGGACGGAAGCCATGGCGGCGCACCACCAACAGGCGAAATACCCACCCGTGCGTGGAATTGAGCCCTATGAGACGCAGGTACCGCAGCCGGTGGCCAAGCTGGAGCCGACATCGGCAACGACCACCTTCGATCCGGCGAATCCCTTCGCGGATCTGGAGGACGACCTGCCGTGGGAAACCGAGACGCCAGTGTCAGCCAAGTCGGACAAGCGTGGGAGGGCGAAGTGATGCAGAAAGACGCCACTCATCAGCCGAACACAGGGCGGTGCGTCGTTCGTCGCAAGCCTCTCCCCTTATCGGTACGGCTTTGGAGCCGCGTTGATCTGGGTGCAGGTCCCGATGGTTGTTGGCTCTGGCTGGGTAGCACCAACGTCAGGGGCTATGGACAGATCCGTCGCGAGCCAGAGGGTAATGCGCTTCGAGGCGCAAAGACCACCACTCACCGCGCAGCGTGGGAGCTTACCTACGGCCCTATCCCTGATGGGCTGCATGTCTGCCATCGCTGCGATACGCCACGTTGTGTGAATCCGGCGCACCTCTGGCTTGGGACACACGCCGAGAACCTGGCTGACATGAAGGCCAAGGGGAGAGCAGCTCGTGGCGAGCGTAGTAGTTCAGCACGTCTGAACAGCAAACAGGTACAGGTCATCAAGCGCCTGCTTGCAGTTGGTGCGTGCTCACCCAAGGAGCTATCGGTGCTGGCCGGGGTGACGCCCAGTGCCATCGACGCGATCAAGCACGAAAAAACATGGAGGCATATCGATGCTGGACTTTAATCACAGACCGGCCTTCCACGAGCGGGTGACGGGCTTCATCGATGCGGCGCTGGATGTTGAACGTGCCGGGCAGACCCCGCGTGACTACCTTGGTGCTTCCCGTCTGGGTGTGGCTTGCGAACGGGCGCTGCAGTACGAGTACGCCGGTGCGCCAGTTGATCCCGGGCGGGGTTTCTCGGGGCGCATCCTGCGGGTGTTCGAGGTCGGCCATGTGCTGGAGGATCTGGCCGTGCGCTGGCTGCGCATGGCGGGGTTTGAGCTGCACAACCAGAAGGTCAACGGCGGCCAGTTCGGCTTCTCGGTGGCGGGTGGCCGGATCAAGGGGCACGTTGACGGAATCATCACGGCGGCACCGCCAGAGCTGGGGCTTTCTTTTCCGATGCTCTTCGAGTGCAAGACCATGGCCGACAAGCACTGGAAGGCCTGCGCCAAGTCTGGCGTGGCGGTCACCAAGCCAGTCTATGCAGCACAGATGGCGACCTACCAGGCCTACATGGAAGGCACGGTCGAAGGCATCAGCCGCAACCCGGCGCTCTTCACCGCCATCAACAAGGACACGCAGGAGCTGTGGTTCGAGCTGGTGCCCTTCGATGCGGCGCTGGCGCAAAAGATGTCCGACCGGGCGGTGCGAGTGATCCAGGCGACGGAAGCCGGTGAGCTACTGCCGCGTGCCTTCGCCGAGGCCAGTCACTTCGAGTGCAAGTTCTGCAGCTATGCGCAGCGTTGCTGGGGAGGTGTGTGATGAGCACAGCTTCCAAGCGCGCCAGCGCACGAAAGACCTACCGCACCGAGTGGGTGGATCGCTGGTCGCCACCCAAACCCCTGGTCGGGCTGCAGGCCATCGAGAAGGTGTTGAACCGTCACACCTTCCTCGTGTGCCCGGAGTCTCGTCTGGTGGTGGCGGTGCTCGCCCGCGCCATCCACGACAGCCTGAGTTTGACCAACCGCCGGATGCGGCGCGAGGCCCGGCGCTTTCTGCTCGGGGATGACCTCACGCTCTGGTGTGACCTGGTCGGCTTGCATCCGGACTTCGTGCGTTTCGTCGCCCGCAAGGCGGGCTACCTCGCGGACGAGAAGGCGCATTGGCAGAAGGTGCCGATCAAGGTGCCGGCCCTGCCGGTACCGACTGAGCCGGTCGTCAACGCCAGCAGCGCGCCCGTGCATTCCATCACCTGCCACGCCCACAACCATCCGCCACAGGGAGGACTGATCCATGCTTGACTTCAATTCGGTGCCGCCGGTGGCTATCCCCACTGGTGGTGATCTCAACCAACAACGCGATGCCATCCGTGCCGATCTGCTGGCGCGGCTGGAGTCGGTGCTGATGACGCTGCTGCCTGCCGGTAAGAAGCGTGGCCAGAAGTACCTGGTCGGCGACATGCTCGGCAGTCCTGGCGACAGCCTGGAGGTGTCGCTCAAGGGGGAAACCGCTGGCCTGTGGCACGACCATGCCACGGGTGAAGGCGGTGACATCTTCGATCTGATCGCTGCCCACCATGGGCTCGATACCCAGGCGGACTTTGCCCGGGTGCTGGAAATCGCCGGGCAACTGGTCGGGCGTGCCGCCAGCCATCCCCCGAAGCGCAAGAAGGCCGAAGCCCCTGTCGACGAGCTGGGTCCGGCCACCGCCAAGTGGGACTACCTGGATGCAGCCGGCAACCTGATCGCCTGCGTGTATCGCTATGACCCGGCACCGGGCAGGAAGGAGTTCCGCCCCTGGGATGCCAAGCGCCGCAAGATGGCGCCGCCCGAGCCGCGCCCGCTCTACAACCAGCCAGGGGTCGTTGCTGCGGAGCAGGTGATCCTGGTTGAGGGCGAGAAGTGTGCGCAGGCCTTGATCGAGGCAGGCATCATCGCAACCACGGCCATGCACGGGGCCAACGCGCCGGTCGACAAGACCGACTGGTCACCGCTGGCGGGCAAAGCCGTGCTCATCTGGCCGGATCGGGACAAACCGGGATTCGGCTATGCAGAGACCGCCTCACAAGCTGTGCTCATGGCTGGGGCCACTTCTTGCGCCATCCTGCTGCCACCCGATGACAAGCCCGAGGGATGGGATGCAGCGGATGCCTTGGTCGAGGGCTTCGATGTCACGGGTTTCATTGCCACCGGTCCTCGCATCACGGTGCAGCCTTTGGGCGATGAGCCCGATCTGCCGGAGTACGACGGGCAAGCCGACCACGACAGCGATGCCACGGTCTGGGGCACCGAGGATGCGCTCGCGGTGAGTTTCACCCGGCGCTACCAACGCGATTGGCGCTACATCGCGGCCTGGGGCAAATGGCTGATGTGGGATGGCCAGCGCTGGCGGGCCGAAGAAACCTTGGCGGCCACCGATCTGATCCGTCACGTCTGTCGCCACGCGGCAGTCCGCGCAGACAGCAGCAAGGTCGCAGCCAAGCTCGCCGCCAGCAGCACGGTGGGTGGTGTCGAACGTCTGGCCCGTACCGACCGCCGGCACGCGGCGACCACAGACGAGTGGGATGCGGACATCTGGCTCATCAACACGCCAGGGGGTGTCGTCGATCTGCGCACCGGCCGGATGCGCCCGCACGACCGTGCCGACCGGATGACGAAGATTGCTTCGGCCACTTTGGTGTCGGGCAGCACCTGCCCGACCTGGATGCGGTTTCTGGAGCAGGTCACCGGTGGCGATACCGAGCTGCAGTCCTACCTGCAGCGGATGTTCGGCTACTGCCTGACCGGGGCGACCAGTGAGCACGCCTTGTTCTTCCTCTACGGCACCGGCGCCAACGGCAAGTCGGTGTTTGTAAACACGCTCTTCACCCTGCTCGGGGACTACGCCGCCAACGCCCCCATGGACACCTTCATGGAAACACGTGGGGATCGGCATCCCACCGATCTGGCGGGGCTGCGCGGCTCGCGCTTTGTCGGCGCAACCGAAACCGAACAGGGGCGGCGCTGGAACGAGTCGAAGATCAAGGAGATCACCGGTGGCGACCGGGTGTCCGCCCGCTTCATGCGCCAGGATTTCTTCACCTACGTGCCGCAGTTCAAGTTGGTGATCGCGGGCAACCACAAGCCGGCCATCCGCAACATCGACGAGGCCATGCGCCGGCGCCTGCACCTGATCCCCTTCACGATCACCGTGCCCCCGGAAAAGCGCGACAAGCAGCTGCAGACCAAGTTGCTGGCCGAGGCCAACGGCATCTTCAGCTGGGGCGTCGAGGGGTGTCTGGCCTGGCAGCGCGAGGGGCTGCGCCAGCCTCAATCGGTGCTGGATGCGACGGACGAGTACTTCGAGGACGAGGACGCCATCGGCCAGTGGATGGGTGAGCGTTGCTATGTCGGACCTGCTGCGCGCGCCCCCACAGCGGACCTGTTTGCCGACTGGCGTGAGTGGGCAGAAAAGCACGGTGAATTCGTCGGATCGATCAAGCGTTTCTCCGAAACCTTGGTCTCACGACGCTTTGCCCGGTGGCGAAACCCGAAGGGAGCGATGGGCTTTGAAGGCATTGGCCTGCAGCCTAAGGAATACCCCGGATACCCCCACTACACCGACTGAAAAAGCCGAGCTGGCCGGGGCGGCCTGAAGGATTTGAAGGGTTTACGGATTTACGCCTACACGCGTGCGCGTACACACGTATGAGAGGTTAACCCTCAGACCCTTCAAATCCTTCAGCCCCGGTGTCGGCTCCTAAACGAATGAGGAACTGAACACTATGACGACAACGATTTTGGCCCTGGATCTGGGCACGACCACCGGCTGGGCACTGACCGGCCGCGACGGATTCATCAGCGGCGGCAGCGAATCTTTCAAACCACAGCGGTTTGAGGGCGGCGGGATGAGATACCTGCGCTTCAAGCGCTGGCTGACTGACATCAAGCAGTGCACTGATGGGCTCGACTGGGTGGTGTTCGAAGAAGTAAGGAAACACGCCGGGGTCGATGCGGCCCATGCCTACGGCGGCTTCATGGCGCACCTGACGGCCTGGTGCGAGCACCACCAGATCCCGTACCAGGGTGTGCCTGTGGGCACGATCAAGAAGCACGCCACCGGCAAGGGCAACGCCGGCAAGGCCGAGATGATCGCGGCTGCCAAGGCGCGCGGCCATGAACCGGTCGATGACAACCACGCCGACGCGCTGGCGCTGCTGGACTGGGCGATGGCCCAAGGGGGTGTGGCATGCGCATGAGCACCCCTTCGATTCCCTGCTCCTTGGGCAAGATGGCACCGCAGTCTCCAGCCAATGCCGAAGAGCTGCGCGCCATGCGCGCCGCTGCCTGGCACAAGCAAGGCATTGTGGTCGTGCCACTCGACGAGATCTACGACGACTGGGACCGGGCGTTTCTGACCGGCATCGCCATCAAGCTCTACGGTGCGCGCACCGTCGCTTCCCGCAAGAGCACACCTTGGGCCGAGGGCGAGGTGATCGACCGGGGTGATGGCGAGACCTGGACGGTGGTGGCGACCACAGGGAAGTCGGTGACGCTTCAGCGCAGCCGCGATGGTGCGCTGGCGACTCTCGGGCAACTTGGGGAGGCACGGCCATGACCAAAAAGACGCAACGCGCCCGAGCCAGGGCCGATAAGAAACCCCGCATCGGCGAGGAGCACATCCGCCCGGATGGCAGCGTGATCCGCTACGTGCGGGAAGAGGACGATGACCAGAAGCCGGTCGACCACTACCGCACCGTGGACACGCTGGCGCTGATGTTCCGTAACGGCAGCATCACCGGTGCCATGCACGATGCCGGCCAGCAGTTCTCGCAGGACTTTGCTCGGGCGTTCGGCAGCGGTGTCGCCAGTCCCAAGCTCGATGGTCTGCCAGGTGGCACCGCACCCGGGCAGATGATGGTCGAGAAGAACGCCGGTGCTGCCCGTGCGGTTCGGGATGCACTAGAGGCTGTGGGCGGCAGTGGCAGTCCTGCTGGATCGGCGCTGTGGTACGTGGCCGGATTGGGGCAATCGGTCCGAGAGTGGGCGCTTCGCCAAGGCTGGGCTGGCAAGGCAATCTCCCTGCACGAGGCCAAGGGCATCCTGGTCGCGGGACTAGGGGTGTTGGCGCGGTACTACGGCTATGACCGCAGCAGCAGTGCGCGTAGCAGACGCCCTCCACAGACCGAGGCCGTTCCTTGACAAGAGACGTGGGGCTGGGTTTAATAACTGTTATTAACCAGCAGAAGGAGCAGCGATGCCAACCAGTGTTGCTCTCAGCCCCCATTTTGAGACCTTCATCCGCCAGCAGGTCGACTCGGGTCGCTTCAACAACGTCAGCGAGGTCGTCCGCGCCGGACTGCGTCTGCTTGAAGAGCGCGAAGCCGAACAGGCCACCAAGCTGCAGGCCTTGCGTGAGGCGATTGCGGTGGGCCTGGCCAGCGGTCCTGGGATTCCGGAAGAGGAAGTCTTTGATCGCCTGGAGGCGAAATATCGCGCTATGGCTGAGAAAGCGGTCTGATGCGGTTGGAGTTCCAGCCGCAGGCCGAACGCGATCTCGAAGGCATCGGTGACTATATCGCTCAGGATAATCCGCGACGGGCCATCTCTTTCCTGCATGAACTGCGCGCGCAGTGCCGCAAGATCCTGGTGGCGCCCCAAGCTTACCGGCCAAGGCCAGAACTTGGCGAAGGCATCCGCTCCTGCGCTTACGGCAACTACGAGATCTTTTTCACGGAAGATGGTCGGTTGCTGCGGATCATCCGTGTGTTGCACGGTGCCATGGACATCGAAGCGCAGTTCGCCGAAAAAAATTCTGCTCCCGATGACAAAACCTAGTTGAATGTTTGATCACACAAGGTAGAGTATTCACGTACTGCTGATAACTGCGCCCACCGGGGAGACCTTGGTGGGCGTTGTCGTTTCTGGGCCTGGCGTTCGCCTCTCTGCCCAGCACTGGAGACGCCTCCATGAAACTTCTCATCACCCGTCCGGTGGTTCTCACTGGCGACGGCGGCACGCGCGCGTTCGTTCCGGGCCTGAGGGTCGAAGTCGATGCCGTCACTGCCGAACAGATCCTGGCGCAGCAGGCGGGAATTTCTGCCGAGCCTGCCGCCGAAACCCCTTCTACACCACGCCGCCGGAAGTCCGCCGATGATCAAACTTGACGTCACCGCCGACGTGGCCAAGGCGACCGAGCACCTCTCGGATCTGGCCCAGCAGCATGTACCCAATGCCGCCGCCAAGGCCCTGACCCGGACCGCCTTCGACGCCCGCGATGCGGTGCGTGACGGTCTGCCCGAGCGCTTCAACCTGCGTCGGCCGTGGATCAGTCGGGGCATTGGCGTGACGCCGGCCAAGCCTCGCACCTTGATGGCCGAGGTCTGGTCGCGGGATCGATTCATGGCGGCACAGGAGTCCGGCGGCAGCCATCCCGATGCGCGACCCATCCCGGCCGGGCGGTTGCGTGAGATGGCACAGGCCCGGGTGATCCCCAAGAGCCAGTGGCTCGACCAGGTCAAGAACAAGCCCACCGTCTTTTACCGGGCGGGGATGCTGTTCGAGCGCCGGGACGAGCGACGCATCCTGGCGCTGTACCTGCTGCGGCCCAAGGCCCAGATCAAGGTGCAACCGCGCTTCGGCATGGCCGAGACGGTCAGGAGCGTGACACTGAAGGAGTACTACCGGCAGATGGAACGGGCGCTGCGAGAAGAACTGGCGAAGGCCCAGTGATCGCGGCTGACGCATCTGACGGGTCCTCCCGGGCGATCTAAAAAGCGGGGGACGCGCCAACCACCCGGCTTGCCTAGCGCCAGCGACAAAAAGAGGTTGCCAGTTGCCACCCAGGTTTCCACCCGTTTCCACGCCGAGGTGATCCACCCCTGACGATTGATTGACCCGCCCGGCCCGGAGGAATGCGATGGGACTGTCCATCCGGGCCTATGCCCAACACCGTGGCGTCAGCCACACCGCTGTGGCCAAGGCCATCAAGGCCGGGCGCATCAGCGTCGAGCCCGACGGCAAGATCGACTCGGCCAAAGCCGATGCCCAGTGGGCGCGCAACACGCTGCCGTCACAGAACCTGAACACCGGCGCTTTGAAACCTGTGCCCAAGGTGGCAACCCCACCTGTTTCCACCCCGGTTTCCACTGCACCGGTTGCCAACCGCGAGTTGCAGCCGCCTCTGGAAACCGGCCGCATTGCCGCGCCTGACTACCAGACCAGCCGCGCCATCCGCGAGGCCTATGCCGCGCGCCTGGCCAAACTCGAATTCGAAGAACGCACGGGCAAGCTGCTCAACGCCGACGAGGTGAAGGTCAAGCACTTCAACCTCGCGCGGTTGCTGCGTGACCGCATCCAGCAAATCCCTCGCAAGGTCGCCCCGCAGATCGTGGCGGCCGTGGTCGCACAGCCCGACCAGCGCGTGGTGGAAGACCTGCTGATGGAGGCGATCCGCGAAGCTCTGGAGGAACTCTCCCGATGACCGTCACTCCCGCCATGGCCAGCCGCATCGAGATGTGGCCACTGGATCGGCTCAAGCCCTACCAGAGAAATGCCCGTACCCACTCCGACGCCCAGGTGGCGCAGATCGCCGCCAGCATCGTCGAGTTTGGGTTTACCGCGCCGCTCTTGGTGTCGGAAGACGGCGGCATTCTCGCTGGTCACGGTCGCTTGGCCGCCGCCAGAAAACTCGATCTGGACGCCGTGCCCGTGGTGGTGCTCGACCACCTGACGCCCACCCAGCGCCGCGCCTACATCCTGGCCGACAACCAACTGGCGTTGCAGGCCGGCTGGGATCAGGAACTGCTTGCTATCGAGTTGGCCGACCTGTCGGCGGCGGGCTTCGATCTGGCATTGACCGGATTCAGCGATGAGGAACTGGCCGACCTGCTTGGCGATATCGAAGAGGCCGTGCGTGCCGATGAGGATTTGCCCATTGGCGAACCCGTCGACGAGGACATTCCAGAGGCACCCGTCACCCCGGTCAGCCAACCGGGCGACATCTGGCAACTGGGTGCGCATCGCCTGATCTGCGGCGACTCCACCGATCCGGCTGTGGTCGCCGCGCTGATGGCGGGCGATCGGGCGAGCCTGTGCTTCACCAGCCCACCCTACGGTCAGCAGCGCAACTACACCCAGGGCATCGCCGACTGGGATGCGCTGATGCGCGGTGTCTTTGCCAACCTACCGATGGCCGGCGACGGTCAGGTGTTGGTGAATCTGGGACTGATCCACCGCGACAACGAGTTCATCCCGTATTGGGATGGCTGGATCAGTTGGATGCGAACGCAAGGCTGGCGACGCTTTGGCTGGTACGTCTGGGACCAGGGGCCGGGGATGCCTGGCGACTGGGCAGGCCGTTTTGCACCCAGCTTCGAGTTCGTCTTCCACTTCAACCGCGAAAGCCGCAAACCCAACAAGATCGTGCCGTGTAAGCATGCAGGTCAGGACTCGCACCTGCGCGCCGACGGATCATCGACCGCGATGCGCGGCAAGGATGGTGAAGTCGGTGGCTGGACCCATGCCGGGCAGCCCACCCAGGAGTACCGCATCCCGGACAGCGTAATTCGCGTGATGCGCCACAAGGGCAAGATCGGTCGGGACATTGATCATCCGGCGGTGTTTCCGGTGGCGCTGCCAGAGCACATCTTGCTCGCGTACTCGGACCCGGGTGACGTCGTCTTCGAGCCCTTCGGTGGCTCCGGCACCACCATCCTGGCCGCGCAGAAGACGAATCGCGTGGCCCGCGCCATCGAACTGGCCCCGTCCTACACCGACGTGGCGGTCAAGCGCTTCCAACAAAACCACCCCGGCATCCCGGTGACCTTGCTGGCCACCGGACAGACCTTTGCCGAGGTCGAATCAGAACGACTGGAGAACACCGATGCAAGCCTGGCTCGCTGACAAACTGGAGCACTGGCCCATCGAGCGCCTGTTGCCTTACATCCGAAATGCCCGCACCCACTCCGAGGCCCAAATCGCCCAGATCGCGGCGAGCATCGCCGAATTCGGCTTTACCGCGCCAATCCTGGCCGGGTCGGACGGCGTGATTGTGGCCGGTCACGGGCGTTTGGCGGCGGCGCGCAAGCTGGGGCTGGCTACCGTGCCGGTGGTGGTGCTGGAGCACCTGACCCCGACCCAGCGTCGGGCCCTGGTGATTGCCGACAACAAGATCGCGGAGAACGCCGGGTGGGACGAGGAACTGTTGCGCCTGGAGCTGGCTGAGCTGCAGGAGGCCGACTTCGATCTCGCGCTCACTGGCTTCGATGCCGATGAGTTGCTGGAGATCATGGCCGGCGAGGAAACCACAACCGAGGGCAATACCGACGAGGACGCCGCGCCCGAGGTGCCGGTCACCCCAGTGTCCAAGCCTGGTGATGTCTGGATCATGGGCCAGCACCGGCTGCTGTGCGGGGACAGCACCAATGCTGCGAGCTACACCCTGCTGATGGCTGGCGAGAAAGCCCACATGGTCGTGACCGATCCACCCTATGGCGTGAATTACGCCAACAGCGCCAAGGATAAGCTGCGCGGCACGAACCGCCCGATCTTGAACGACAACCTGGGCGAGGACTTCGAACCCTTCCTCAAGGCGGCGCTGACACCGATGATCGCGCACTGTCAGGGGGCGATCTACATCGCCATGTCCTCCAGCGAACTGGACACGCTGCAGTCCGCCTTCCGGGCGGCCGGCGGCAAGTGGTCGACCTTCATCATCTGGGCCAAGAACACCTTCACGCTGGGGCGCTCGGACTACCAGCGCCAATACGAGCCCATCCTGTACGGCTGGCCCGAGGGCGCCAATCGCCACTGGTGCGGCGACCGCGACCAGGGGGACGTGTGGCACTTCAACAAGCCGCGTGTGAACGATCTGCACCCGACGATGAAGCCGGTGGAACTGGTCGAGCGCGCCATCCGCAATTCCAGCCGCCCGGGCGATTTGGTGCTCGACCCCTTCGGTGGCTCCGGTACGACGCTGATTGCCGCCGAGAAGTCCGGTCGCCAGGCAAGGCTGATTGAGCTCGATCCGAAGTACGTGGACACTATCGTTCGCAGGTGGCAGGACTACGCCGGCGCGCAGGCGATACGGGAATCGGATGGAATCCGGTTTGATGATGTGGTCGGCACTGTGGATGCCGCCGACGAAGTCGAGGAGGCGCCGTGAAGCAGTCGCGCTGGATGTCGCTGGTGGAAGCCGTGACCAATGTGCTGGTCGGCTATGGGGTGGCGGTGGCCACCCAATGGGTGGTGTTTCCACTCTTCGGTCTGCACGCCACGCTGCAGGAGAACTTGGTGATCGGACTCGTTTTCACGGCCGTTTCGCTGGTCCGCAGCTACGTGCTGCGCCGGGCCTTCGAGGCGCAGCGCATGCGTCAGTTTTCCGCAAACTCGGGATAAAGGTCGCCGCTGCTGATGTCGGCGCGGTACGTGACGTTGCGAAACTCGCCCGGGGCGTCGGCCAGGATCACGCCACCGACCGACTGGATGGCGACGCCGTGCTTGCGGGTGAGTGCCGTCAGTTCGGCGATGAACTGGTCGTAGTTGGCTTCGAGTTTTGGGGTGGTGGAGATGGCGGCCACGTTGCGCTCCTCACGCCGCCAGGGACTCTTCGATGATCTCGCAGTGGATCACGAAGCCCGTCAGGTAAGGCAGGCCCTTGGGGATGCCGTACTGCTTGCTGGTGCTGCGGCCAATCGTCCACCCCATCCAACGCTGGGTGGCGGCGTTGATCGCTTCCTGCAGGGCTTGTCCCTGGTACAGCCCGTTTTGCACATCGTCGGCAAAGTGGCGACCGTGGCGGCTGTCGAGGAAGGTGCGGACCGACTCCAGCGGCTGGCAGGTGGCGTCCGAGATGGCGGTCATGGCCAGCTGCCAGGCAACTTCGGCGTGCTCGTTCATCGTGCCGTAAAAGCCCCAATCGGTGATGATCGGGGCGGGGATCTGGGTGGTGGTGTTCATCTCTGGCTCCTGGTGGTTGATCGTTGCGACACCCGTAGTAACGCGCTTCGGGCGATCAAAGCCAAGTGGTTAATCGATCATTTTTTTAATCAATTTCCAGCCAGTTCGTCGAGGATGTCCTGGGCCTTCGCATCACCTGCCAGCGCCCGGCGCAGGGTGTGGATGGCCTGCTCGCGCGACACCTCTGGGCGACGGTTGTCGATCAGCCAGCCGATTGCCTCGGCCTGGTTGCTGGCCAGTGCTGGCGTTTCCTCGCCGATGCCCACATACCGTCCGTAGGCGCTGCCCGAGGGATCGACAAACACGGTTGTGCGTCCAGGCGCGCTGACGGCCACCACGCGCCGGCGCCCATCCGCGTGACCGCCGAGTCCAGCCAGCCAGTCCCGATCCTCCAGCAGTGTGCTGGCGAAGGCGTCGTACTCCGCCTCGGTCAGTTCTTTGCGCCACGCGATCTCGATGGGCTCGAAGGGGGCGCTGGGGTCGGTGTTGTGCAGCACTTCGTCCAGGCTGTAGGGCTTGCGTGCAAAGCGGGCACGGATCGGTGTGTGGTGGGTGGTGGTCATGGTGGGGTCCTTTCGTTGGCGGTGGGTGACAGCTGCATTCACGCGCTGGTCGCCTGGAAAGCCAAGCTCAATCTGCATCGCGGTGGGCATCGAGTGCATCAAGGGCTTCAATCGCCAGCACCAGATCGGCGATGCGGTCGGCCTCGAAACCAAACCCCCGGTGGCGCAGCAGGTGTTCGATGCTCGGATGCTTCATTCGGGCGATCTCCCGACAGGCATCGAGCAAGGCCTGCAGAGGTGCTGCCGGGATCGGGGCATCGCGCTGTGCGTTCACGCGGTGGCCTCCTCGGCAATCCGGTAGAGGCGCTGTCCTGCACCTGGGGTGCCGGCAGGGCCTTCGATCTTTTCGGAGACGATGGCCAGTCCCAGTTTCTTCTTGACCGTCCCGGCAAAGAATCCGCGAGTCGTATGGGCTTGCCACGAAGTGGCCTCGCAGATCTGCGCGATGGTGGCGCCCTCGGGGCGTTTCAACATCTCGATCACCAGCGCCTGCTTGCTGTGCTCGCGACCGCGCTTGGGGGCGGCATCGGGGTGGTCCTGTTGCCAGTTGGCCTCGGCGGCGGCGACCGCTGCTTCCAGCTCCGGGTCGTCGGCCAGGGGCGGCGTGGCAACGCTGGTGGCCACCGTCGGCGGCAGCACGTCTTCGGGTTGGGCATCGCCCTTGATGATGGCGATGGCGGCGCGTGTGATGCGCCACTGGCCGTCAGCCTGCTCGATCAACCCCCGCTGCGCGAGGCTGGCGATCATTTTGAGCTTGGCGCCGCCCTTGAGGTCGAGCAGCGGCTCGATCAGACCACCGGCGTCGCAATGCGCACGGGTGATGAGGTCCAGTTGGCGTTCGGTGATCGGGGTGGTTTGTGCGGACATGGTCGTGCTCCTTGTGGGTGATGTGAGGGTCAGGCGGTTTGCTGGTTGCTCGGTTGATCAGCCGTTTTGGGGGCGGCGCTTTGTCCTGCGGCCAGGCCTGCTTGGTAGGCCGCCACCAGGGCGCTTTTGACGCCCCAGACGCTGACGTCGTGGAAATCCAGGCTGTCGCTGTTGCGGGTTTCCAGTGTCTCGATGAAGAGGTGGTCCAGGGCGATCCGGGCGAGCAGCTGTTCGAGTTGCTGGGCGGCTCGGGTGGCGGTCTTGTTGGCGGTTTTGCGCATCGTGGTTCTCCTTCTGGGGTGCGTTGCTGTGCTTGTAGTAACGCGCTGTTCAAGAGGTAAGCCAAGCGCCGGTTTGATCTTTCTGCACCTGGTTGGCCGATTTGCTCAGGCGACGATCCGGCGCTTGGCCAGATCAATCTCGGCAGGCAGCCACAGCGTGGCGATTTCTTCCTCGAGGGCTTGGCGCCGACGCTCGGCGATCTCCTGCAGGGCCTCGATCTGCGCGAGCAAGGTGAGGAGATCGTCGCGCTGACGAAGGATGGGAGTGCCCACTTCGGGCAGCTGCTCGATCCAGTTCAGGTGGGTGGTGTTGGCGGTGTTCATGGCGTGCTCCGTGGGTGTTGATGACATCCGTATGAACGCGCTGTTGCCGATTGAAGCCAAGCGTTCGGTCCATCTATTTCGCATCGGAGTGGCTTGTGTTCGACACTGCTGAATCGGCGGCGGCATTGGTCGTGCAGTCCGCCTGGAAAAGAGGGCTCGCGCCTGACCCCGTCCTCACCGTCGATGACTGGGCCAACCGCCATCGGATGCTCTCCTCGGTCGCATCCGCCGAGCCGGGACGCTGGTCGACCAGCCGCACGCCGTACCTGAAAGCCGTGATGGAAACGCTGTCGGCCACCTCGCGCGTCGAGCGTGTGGTGCTGATGGCCGGGGCGCAAATTGGCAAGACCGAAGCCGGATTGAACTGGCTGGGCTACGTCATCCACCACGCCCCCGGGCCGATGTTGCTGGTGCAGCCCACGGTGGAAGGCGCCAAGCGTGTCTCCAAGCAGCGCGTGGACGCGCTGATCGAAGCCAGCCCCGAGCTTGCCGGTCGGGTGAAGGACCCACGAAGCCGAGACTCCGGCAACACCCAGCTGATGAAGGAGTTTCCCGGTGGCGTGCTGATCATGACCGGCGCCAACTCGGCGGTCGGCCTGCGCTCGATGCCGGTGCGTTACCTGTTTCTCGATGAGGTCGACGGCTATCCAGGGGATGCCGATGGCGAAGGTGATCCAGTGGCGCTGGCTGTGCAGCGCGCCGCCACCTTCGTCAATCGCAAGGTGTATCTGTGCTCAACCCCGACCTTGAAGGGTTTCTCGCGCATCGAGGCGGCCTACCTGGAGTCGGACCAACGGGTGTTCGAAGTCCCTTGCGATCACTGTGGGGCGCACAGCCAGATCCTCTGGCGTGACATCAAATGGCCGACCGGCAAGATGGCGGAGGCTTCCTGGCACTGCCCACATTGCGACGGCATCCATCCGGAGTACCGCAAACCGGCACTGCTGGCCAATGGCCGATGGACATCACAAGCTGAGGGTGACGGCAAGACGGTGGGTTTTCATCTGTCGAGCCTGTATTCGCCGTGGCTCACCTGGGGCGAGATCGCCCAGGAGCACCACGCTGCCAAGGACGATCCCGTCAGATTGAAGGTCTGGGTGAACACCAAGCTGGCCGAGACCTGGGAAGACCGTGAGGGCGAGACCTTGGACGCTGAAGGCCTGATGGAACGTCGGGAAGCCTACGGGCCTGCGATCCCTGCCGAGGTGGCATTGCTCACCTGCGGCATCGACGTGCAGGATGACCGGCTGGAACTGGAAGTGGTCGGTTGGGGCCGGGACGAAGAGTCCTGGTCCATCGATTACAAGGTGTTGTGGGGTGATCCCTCGGCGCCGGACACCTGGGCGCAACTTGATGCCTATCTGGGCAACCGTTTCGAGCACGAGACCCTGGCCAATGGCCTGACGATTGAAGCCGCGTGTCTCGATACCGGTGGTCACCACACCCTGGCTGCCTATGCCTTCTGCAAGGGCCGGGAGCGCAAACGCATCTGGGCGATCAAGGGGAGCTCGGGCAAGCGTCCGATCTGGCCCAAGCGTCCGAGCAAGGCCAACAAGGGCAAGGTCAATCTGTTCACCGTTGGCGTGGATGCCGCCAAGGAAGCGATCTACGCCCGCCTCAAGAAGTCCGAGGTTGGGGCTGGTGCGATGCATTTCCCGCTGGACAGGGATGCGCAGTATTTCGAGCAACTCACTGCCGAGCGCATTCGCACCCGGTATGTGAAGGGCTTCCCTCTGCGCTTCTGGTGGAAGCCCGATGGCCGCAGAAACGAAGCGCTGGACTGCCGGGTGTACGCCTACGCCGCGCTGCACGGCCTGCTGTCGATGGGACTGAACCTGAACAAGCGGGTCGAGGCGTTACCGCCGATTCCAGTGAGTCGCCAGAGCAAGAGCACACCTGTCTCGGCCCCGATGACCGCCAGCCCACGCCGTCGGCGCATGGCGATTTCTTCCAACTACCTCTGATACCGCCAGCCTCCCGCTGGCCGGGAGTGCTGTCCATGACCCTCGAACAACTCAAGGCCCAGCGGGAAGCCCTGCAGGCCGCGCGCTTCAATGGTGTGCTCACCGTGAAGGCCGGCGACAAGTGGATCACCTACAAGTCCGATGCCGAACTGCAATCGGCCCTGGGGGATCTGGATCGCGAGATCGCCAAGGCAGAAGGTCGCCCGCGCGCTCGTCGCATCCGCACCTACGCAGGGAAGGGGCTGTGATGAAGGCATTCCAGAACCTGCGCCGCAAAGTGGGGGCGATGATCGGCGGTTTCGAGGGCGGACTGTCCGCCCGGCGCCTTAAGACCTTCCACGCCAGCCGCGCCCACGTCAACACGCTGATCCAGGCGGCCGGCACCGATATGACCGCGCGTGCCCGGCATCTCATCCGCAACAACGGCTACGCCGCCAATGCGGTCGAGTCCTGGGCCGGCAACGCGGTGGGCACGGGCATCAAGCCCTCGTCGGGGATTGCCGATGCAGTGCTCAAGGACCGAGTGCAACGGTTGTGGCTGCGCTGGACGGATGAGTCCGATGCCGAAGCACTGACGGATTTTTATGGCCAGCAGCGCCGGGCCGCCCGGGAACTTTTCATCGCCGGCGAGGTGTTCTTCCGCATCCGACCACGTCGGCCCGAGGACGGCTTGAGCGTACCGCTGCAGTTGCAGATGCTCCCGGCCGAGATGCTGCCCTTGAACCATAACCAGCAGCTGGAGAACGGCCACCGCGTCCGCCAGGGCATCGAGTTTGACCGCATCGGCCGGCGCGTGGCCTACCACTTTCTGCGCCGCCATCCGGGCGACATCACCGATCCGGGCTTGAGCGGGGAGACGGTACGGGTACCCGCCGAATCGGTACTGCACATCGTCGATCCTGTCGATGCTGGGCAGCTGCGCGGTGTGTCCCGCTTCTCGCCGGCATTGGTGAAGCTGTTTCTGCTCGACCAGTACGACGACGCCGAGCTGGATCGCAAGAAGGTCGCGGCGATGTTCGTCGGCTTCGTGCGCCGGCCCGAGCGCGACTTCGACAACGGTAATGAAACCGATGACCGGGGCGAGCCGCTGCTGCCACTCGAACCCGGGCAACTCCAGATCCTGGACGACGGCGAGGACATCACCTTCTCGACACCGGCCGATGTCGGCGGCAACTACGAGTCCTTCCAGTACCGAACCCTACTGCAGGTGGCCGCTGCCTTGGGCTTGCCCTACGCGAACCTCTCGGCCGATATGTTGAAAGCCAACTACTCCAACACCCGCGCGGCGCTGCTGGAGTTTCGCCGCCGCATCGAAGCCTTCCAGCACTCGGTGCTGGTGTTTCAGCTGTGCAGGGCGGTATGGTCGCGCTGGATAGACACGGCGGTGCTCTCGGGCCAGCTGGACTTGCCCGATTACGAAACTCGCCGCGCCGACTACCTGGACTGCAGCTGGCTACCGCCACGTTGGGACTGGGTTGATCCCCTGAAGGACATCCGCGCCGAGATCAACGCCATCGAGGCGGGGCTCAAGTCGCGCACCCAGGCCATTGCCGAGCGAGGGTTTGACGCCGCGATGGTTGATGCCGAGATCGCCGGTGACCACCGGCGTGAGGACAGCCTGGGGCTCTCCTTTGGGCGCGAGCCTGTGCCTGCACCGACGCCAGCACCCACTCCCTTGAACTGAGGAATCTCTATGACCGATTTGCCTTACCTGGCGTCCCGCCTGTACGGGACGCCACTCCTGATTGCGCGCCCCAAACTCGAAGTCATCCTCGGGGTGGTGGCCAGAAAGCTTGCGGGCGACACGCTCGCCACGCCACCGCCGGCCACTGTCGATGCCGTCATGACCGGTGGCCTCCAGCACCTGGAGAGCATCGCGGTGATCCCCGTCCTCGGCACCCTGGTGCGGCGCTCGTCCTATCTCGGTGCGGCCAGTGGCCTCACCAGTTACCACGACATCGAGGCCACGGCCGAAGCGGCTTTTGCCGACCCAGAGGTGCGCGCGGTGCTGCTGGAGATCGACTCCAGCGGTGGCGAAGCCGGTGGGGTGTTCGATCTGGCACAGCGTCTGCGTGCCTTGTCACAGACCTCCGGCAAACCACTGTGGGCGATTGCCGATGAGGCCGCGCTGTCGGCTGCCTATGCCATTGCCTGTGCCGCTGACCGTTTGTGGCTCACCCGCACCGCCGAGGTGGGCTCGATTGGCGTGGTGGCGGTGCACGTTGATGAGTCGGTGGCCGACGCGAAGGCGGGGCTCAACTACACCTTCCTGCACGCCGGCGCCCACAAGGTCGATGGCCATCCGCACGCGCCGCTGTCAGCAACAGTGGCTGCTGACATCCAGGCGGACATCGAGCAACTGCACGAGCAGTTCATCGCCTTGGTCGCTGGATTCCGTCGTCTGCCACCCGAGGCGATTCGTGACACCGAAGCCCGCGTCTATCGCGGTGAGGCCGCCCTCCAGACAGGGCTGGCCGATCAGATCGGCACCCGCGCTGAGGCGATTACGGCCCTACAGCGGCAGCTGGCCATGAGTGCTGGACGCAGCTTACGCAACAAGGCCGCTGCGCTTTCGGCCTGCCGCCCCCCGTCCCACATCAGCTCCCGATCCCAACCATCCCAGAAGGAGATCTCCATGAATGATCACAACCTTGTTACGCCGGCGGACGACACCCTGGAAGGTTCGACCCCGAACACAAGCCCGACCCCGGCGCAGTCACCGCAAACCCCGCCGCCGCTCGACGAAGCGGCCATCACCGCCCAGGTTGAACAACGACTGCGCCGACAGCTTGCTGAACTGACCGAAATCGCTGCCCAGGCCAAACGCCTCGGGGTCACCGTCGATCCGGCACAGGCCCTGGCCCGTGGCGTCACCCCGGATGCACTGCGTCAGTCGGTGCTGAAGCAGGCCGCTGAGCGCGATGTGGCGCAAGACATCGTCGCCGAGGCTCCGCAGCAACCCCAAACCAAATCCCAATCCGTCGCTGACAGCCCCCTGGTCAAAGCGGCCCAAGCCTATGGAGGTCGTAAATGAGCACACCTTTGAATTCTCCCGCGACCCTCGGTGACCTCATCAAGCGCGAGTCCGACCCGGACTACACCCGCGAGACCGTCACCCTGAAGGCCGGTACCGCCTATCCCCTGGGCGCCGTACTCGGCCGCATCACCGCCACGGGCGTCTATGCGTTTTCACCGGCGGCATCGACTACGGGCATCGAGGGTGCCGAGATTGCCTGCGCCGTGCTGCTGCACCCAGTCGCTGCCAGTGATACCGACACCCATGCGGTGGTACTCGCACGCGGCCAAGTCATCGTCGCCGACCGTGCGTTGGCATTCGATGCCTCCGTGGCGGACGCCGCTGCCCAATCCCTCAAACACCAGCAACTGGCTGCCCACGGCATCGTCGTGCGTCCGGTCGCTTGATCTCACTTCCCAGGAGTCTTGATATGACCGTGATCGTCAATCCGTTCGACGCCGGCGGCTTCACGCTGGCCGAGATGTCGGCCGCCATCCAGATGCTGCCCAACCCCTATGGCCGGGTCGGCCAGCTGGGACTGTTTGCACCCGAGCCGATTTCCCAGCGCAACGTCACCATCGAGTCCATCGAGGGTGAGCTGCGTCTGCTGCCGGCTGTCGCCCCCGGCGCACCCGCGACCGTCGGCACTACCGACAAACGTTCGGTGCGCTCGTTTGCCGTGCCGCACATTCCGCACAACGACGTGGTGCTGCCCGAGGAGATCCAGGGCATTCGTGGCCTGGGTCTGGCGGCCAGTGAAGACCCGCTGGTGACCGTGATGACCCGCAAACTCGCCCGGATGCGCGCCAAGCACGCGCAGACGCTGGAGTACATGCGCGTGAACGCCTTGCTCGGCATCACCAAGGACGGGGCGGGCAACACGCTGTACGACTGGCACGATGAGTTCGGCATCCAGAAGCCCGAGGTGGATTTTGTGTTCGGTGGCACCGAAGACATGGTCATTCACTGCACCCAGGTGGCCCGCCACATCGAGGAGAACTTGAAGGGCGAGATGATGACCACCATCCACGCCCTGGTCAGCCCCGAGTTCTTCGATGCCCTGGTCAAGCACAAGACAGTCAAGGAGGCCTACACCTTCTACCAGGGCACCGCCGGCACCAACCCGCTGCGCGACGATGTGCGCCGGGGTTTCCGCTTCGGCTCCATCCTGTTCGAGGAGTATTTCGGCACGGTGACGCTCGCCAACGGTACCAGCGTGCGCCTGATCCCGCCGCGCGAGGGGGTGGCGTTCCCGCTGGGCACGCTCGACACCTTCCGCACCTACTTCGCGCCCGCGAACCTGATGGAAGCGGTCGGCACCTACGGCCAGGAGCTTTACGCCCATCAGTTGGCTCGTCCCAATGGCACTGGCGTGGATATCTACACACAGTCCAACCCGCTGCCGATTGTGAAACGCCCGGCACTGACCGTGCGACTCTTCTCCACCAACGGCTGGCCTGCACCATGACGGTTTTTGGTGACCTGACCCGGGCCATGTCATCCATCGTGCTCACCACCTTCGGTGAGCCGGTGGTGTTTCACCTCGAAGGGCAAGCCGAGGCGCTGCCGGGCCGGGGCGTCTTCACCGCCATCCACCAGGAGGTGGATGCCAGCACTGGTGTGCCGGTGTCCATGGTCCAGCCGGTGCTGGAGGTGCGGCAGGCCGATCTGCCGGCCACGCCGACGGAAGGCGATGCCGTGACCGTGCAAGGTGTGCTCTACCTGATCGTCGAGGTGCGACCCGATGGGCACGGCTTTCTGAAACTGATGCTTCACAAGAACAAATAAGGAGGGGCGGCCATGAAACACCCACGCACCCTGATTCGTGAGGCAGTCAAGGAACAACTGTTGGCGCAGCTGCCAACCATCGACCCGCGCATCACCGACTCGCGCATCAGTATCCACCGCAGCACACCGCTGTTTGCAGCCAAGCTGCCGGCCATCCTGATCTACACGCGGGACGAGCGCATCGAGGATCAGCCCAATGCTGACCCCGGATTGCGCTATCGCAAGCTGGAGCTCTCCATCGAGATCATCGCCAGTGGTGAGGCCGCTGCCGAAGAGGCCGATGTGCTGGCGCAGGCGGTGGAAGCCATCCTCGATCTTGATGAGACCTTGGGGCTGCTGGTCGAAGGCACGCGCCTGACCCGCACCGAGGTCGATCAGGGCGGAGAGGGCGATACGCCCATTCTGGCTGCCCGCCTGTCGTTCGAGGTCAGCTACTGGACCAAGCCTGTGATCGATGGCGGGGTATTGCCGCTGCAGGTGCTGGTGAGTTGGGTGCCTGAGATTGGCACTCACCATGAGCAAAGCTATCAGCCGGTCGGCACGCACTACCGGGAGTCAGGTTCATGAGCCAGCGCAACCTGCACCAGGACATGACCGAGGCAGAGCGGCGCATCAGCAATGTGGCACTGATGGGCCAGGTGGTGGCGCTCGACACGGCTCGTGCCCGCGTGCGGGTGCAGGCCGGTCCCATCACCACCGGCTGGTTGCCCTTTGCGACGATGCGTGCAGGCCTCGACCGCACCTGGCATCCGCCAGAGCCCGGTGAGCAGGTGTTGCTGGTTGCGGCCGGTGGCGATCTCAACCAGGCTGTGGTGGTCGGCTCGATCTACCGCAGCGAGCATCCTGCTCCGGCTGAATCAGCAGACGTCTCTCGGACCCTGTTCAAGGACGGAGCGGTGATGGAATACGACCGCGCCCAGCACCACTGGCGCCTGGCCGTGCCATCGGGCGGCAAGATCGTGCTGGAGATTGGTGCAACCACCTTGGAATTGCGCGACGACGGTACGACGATCGCTACTCCCAAGTTCCTAGTCGATGCCTCCGAGAGCACCTTCACCGGAACCGTGCTGGTGAAAAAGCTCTTCACCTACCTCAAGGGATTGGTCGGCAAAGGCAGTGGTGGTGCCGGGGCAAGCATTGAGGGCGACATTCAGGTCAACGGTAATGTCTCGGCTACCGGCTCCATCATGGACGGCGGCGGCAACTCGAATCACCACTCACATTGAGTGTGAGGCACGCTTGGCGCTGCGGCTTTTACACAAAGGTCGCGGCCGAAACCCCGAAACGCTCGCTCAGCGCCCGCACTTGCCGAATGTTGAGCTCGCGCTTGCCGGTCAGGATTTCAGAGACAACGCCCTGGCTGCCGATCTCGGCGAGGTCGCTTTGCTTGAGGTCGTGTTGCTCCATCAGGAACTTCAAGGCTTGCACGCCGGTGGTCTCGGGCAGCGGGTGATGCGCTGCCTCGTAGTCCTCGATCAGATCGCCCACGATGTCGACCAAACCCATGGCAGGATGGGCTTCATTGCCCTGAGTTTCATCCAGCAGGGCTTCGAGCATTTCGGTCATCCGCGCGTAGTGGGCCTCGTCCCGGATAGGAGCGATATCTGTAGCAGCACGGAACTGTTCCCAGACCGGGAGCAGGTGCTTCACGTCGATGGCTGCATTCATGATTTCCACGCTCCTTTGTCGTAATCCCGGTGGGTCAGCACCGCCTTGATGTACACGATTTGCTTCTCGAACCGGATGTAAGCGATCAGACGGTACTTGTTGCCGCCGATATCGAACACCACCAACTCGCCGACTTTGTCCACCGCATTGAAGGCGGCTTTGAGCTCGGCCCAGTTGGCAAACCGGTTCTTTTCAATCACCCGCCGCCATCCCTGCAAGGGGGCTTCGGCCTGAGGATGATCGGCAGCGAAGGCCCGCAGGGCACTGTTGCTGATGATTTTCATGGGGTCAGTATATCTCAAATTGAGATAAACGCAAGCAAGCCTATCCCGGAGGTCACCGATGCTCGGCATCAACGCCCAAACCGGCCAGCCCCTGGCTGGCATCGACCATCTGCGTCAAAGCATCCACGACATCCTGACCACCCGCATCGGCACCCGCGTGATGTGTCGCGACTATGGCTCGCGGCTGCCCACGCTGATCGACAACCCGATGACCCCGAGACTCGCCATGGATCTGTACTCGGCCACCGCTGAGGCCTTGGCGCGCTGGGAACCCAGGTTCAAGCTCACCCGGGTGCGCATCGCCAGGGCAGAAGTCGGGCAAGTCGTGCTCGATCTGGAAGGGATCTATCTGCCCGATGGCACGGCTGCCGTGCTTACTGCAGTGGAGGTGTGAATGACGACACTGAACGATCTGGCGAGTTTGCCAACTCCGGCAGTGATCGAGCCTCTGTCCTTCGAGACGATTTTGTTGGAACTGCAGACCGAGTTTCAATCACTCTACCCGGACTACTCGGCCCTCTTGGCCTCGGACCCGGCCGTGAAACTCCTGGAGGTCGCGGCTTACCGGGAGGTCCTGCTCAGAAACCGTATCAACGCAGCGGCCAAAGCATCTCTCCTGGCCTTTGCCACCGGCAGCGACCTCGACCATCTGGCCGCTTTCTACGGTGTGACGCGCCTGATGGATGAGACCGATGAGGCGCTGCGCCTGCGCACCCGTCAACGCATCATTGGCTTTGCCAATGCTGGCGGCGCAGCGCACTACCGTTACTGGGCGCTCTCGGCATCCCCCGAGGTGGCCGATGTCGAAGTCGACAGCCCGGAACCCGGGCGTGTGCGCATCAGCGTACTCGCCAAGGGTGAAGTAGACACCGTTCCGGATGCTGTGCTCGATGCAGTGCGTGCCGTGGTGCTGCGTGACGACATCCGGGTGCTGACCGACACCATCGAGGTGGTGCCGGCCGAACTCATTCCCGTCACGGTGGCCGCCCGGATCTGGCTTTACCCCGATACACCCATGGCCGCTTTCGAAGCCATCGAGGCACGGTTCAAGGAAGCATTGGCGGCGCAGTCGGGCCTGGGCTGGGATCTGACGCCCTCCTGGGTGATTGGCGAGCTGCAGCGTACTGGCGTGCACAAGGTCGAGTTGCTGTCACCAGCCGTGGACATTCCCGCCAACGCCAACCAGGCGGTGCGCCTGATGAATCTGAATCTGGAATTTGCGGGGCGGGATCGATAGCGCTTCGCGCCTTCCCAGTTCTCCCCCTGCGCTGGAGGGCACATGACCACTGACCATTTGCTGCCCGCCAATGCCACTCCGCTGGAGCAGGCGCTATCCCTGGCGACCGATCCGTTGTCGCCGCTGGCACTGCCGGCGGACGCAATCCGCCAGTTCAAGACCGCTCCGACAGACCCGCTGCTGCCTTGGTTGATCTGGGAGTATGGCCTGGGCGAATTGCTGCCTTACTTGCCCGAACCCCGTCGCGCCATCGCCGAGGGCATCCTCTGGCAGCGACTGCGTGGTACGCCGGCGGCACTCTCGACCGCCTTGTCCTGGATCGGGATGCGCGCCACCGTCGAACAGGAACCGCCCGGCGTTCACTTCGCCGAGTTCCAGCTCGATCCGGGGCAGGTGCAGGGCAGCGACACGGCCATTGCCAACCTGATCGCCATTGCCCGGCTATCGGCACCAGCACGCTCTCGCCTGTCACGCCTCTATCACGGCCATGACCTGCGCCGCGTCGTGCTCGATGAGAGTCGGCTGGGCGAGGCGCTGCTGTCCGATCACAGTGGCGTGTTCTGGCGAGATGGGCAGACCAAGTTGTCGTTTGGCCGGGTCCGCCAATGGGCGAACGCACCCGCCGACATCGTGCTGGCGCCCGCGCGGGAGGCCGTCCGCTTTGCAGTGGCACGTTTGATCGACCGGTATCTGCTCGACTTCTCGGCGCTGGGCGATCCTGGGTACACGCCCAACGAGGAGATCCTGCATTCGCATCTGTTCACCCTGGCCAATGCGCTGGGGGTGCCGGATGCACAGTCGTTGTTGCCAGAACGCCGGTTCGCACGGGCGATGGTGGTGCTCTCCGACAGCACACCCTTGGGCGACATCAACGCCAACTTGCCGCGCTTTGCCTGGCAGGAGGTGGGGCAGGCGATCACCCTGGGGGGCACTGACAAGCTGTCCGCGACGCGGCACCGACTGATTCGCATCGAGGTGGCTGAGCGCAGCCTTCGGGGCCATCCGGGCGACCTGGTCGTGCCGAACTTGAGTATCCAGTCCCACCGAGAGCATCTCGCTGTCCATCGTATCCAGGCCCGTGCCGATCAGGCGCTGGGGATGTGGACCTTGGGCGAGTCCGTGCCCAGCCTCGACCGGGGTTTTGTACGCCGCGATCACACCCGAGGCAACTTGGGCCTGCCCGATGCCGCTGGCTGGCGGCCACGGTTTTACCAGCGAGCGCAGGTGGTACTCAGCGAGGTCATTCTGGGCGAGGTCAATACCCGCACGCCACGGCGAGCACTGCTGCGCACCAGGCCGTTGTCGACCCTCGGCGATCTCACCTTGGGTGATCTGGCCGAGGTCGAGTGGCGAACGCTGACTGAGGTGCACATCGCCGTTTCGGGCTTCACCGGTGTGACGCCTTACGGGTTTGCCGAAACGCCCTCCATCCTGCAGCGCCTGCTCACCCGCGCCACCGAGCGCAACACCGAAGCACTCGTCGCGCCATCGCGGGATGCCGTGGCCAGTCACCAAGCCGGTTGGCAGGGCCAGAGCTGGACCGGTGTGCGCTGGCCGTCTTCAACCTGGACCGACACCCGCGAGTTGATCGGCGCGACCCATCAGACGCTGAACTGATTTGGCAGCGCACTGAGCGCTGCTGCTTTGCATTTCTCCCCCATTCATTCTCTGGAGCACCCGATGGCCATCCTGACTGCCAGCGGTCGCGCCGCGCTTGCCGCCGCGATCAAAGAACAAACCCTACACCTCGCCTTGGGCGAAGGCGATCCCTTGTGGGACACCACCCGCGCGATCAGCACACCCTTCGATGAGGCTGGGGTGATCGAGCTGGGCTTTACGCACCTGGCCGACATCCGCGTCACCTCGCTGGATGACCAGACCGAGTACGTGCTCGATGTGGACTACAGCGCCAATGCCCGTGAGGGCGTGATCCGCCGTCTGCCGGCCAGCACCATCCCCGAACAGGGCGAGGTGACGATCCATTTCAAGGTTTCCCATCCGCCCGAATCCATCGGCCAGACGGCGCTGCTGCGCGAAGTGGGCCGCCGCGTCGTCGATGAGGTGCATTTCGTCGCCGCTGACCCCGAGGGCGAGATCGTGGTGCCGACCGGACGCTACCGGCTGGTCACCGAGCCCACCAACCATCTGTTCATCCGCGTGCGCTTCGACTTCGAGGACGCCGCCACCAGCGTGGTGCGCGAGCAAGGCCTCTTTGTCGGCACCCAGACCGATCCTGAGTTGCTGTCATCGGCACCAGGGCAGAAATTCTTTGTGCAGAACCAAGTCGTTGAGCCCGGCATCCTCCTCGTGCTGCAGAACTCGGTGCCCATCGTGCGCCAGCCCAGCACGCGCGAGACCTTCGAATTCGTTGTCACTTTTTAATCCGCGAGGCCACCCATGATCGAGCGTTACTACAACCTGTTTGACCCGGCCAAGCACTACACCCAGCTGCTGTTCCGTGCCGGCGATGGTCTGCAATCGCGGGAATTGAATGAGATCCAGAGCACGTTGATGCACCGCCTGCAGGGCGTGGCCGATGCGCTGTTGAAGGATGGCGACATCATCAGCGGCGCCAACCTGCAGATCGATGCCGACACCGGCTTGGTCACACTGGAGGCCGGTCGTGTTTATCTGCGCGGCGCGGTGCGCGACGTCCCGGCCGCCACTTTCACGGTGCCGACTTCGGGCCGCATTGCCGTAGGCGTGCGTTTCACCACCCGCACGGTCACCGAACTCGAAGATCCCAACCTGCGCGAGCCGGCCGTCGGCGTGCGCAACTACCAGGAGCCTGGGGCCGGGCGACTGCAGGAAACCCTCGCCTGGGGCTGGGAAGGTGCCGGCACCAGTGATGGCCAGCCCGGTGACTTCCATGCCGTCTATGTGCTGGACAACGGTATCTTGGAGAACCGCCGCCAGCCACCCGTGCTCGATGGCGTGATTGCGAGCCTGGCGCGCTACGACTATGACGCCAATGGCCACTATGTGACCGAAGGGCTGGGCGTTCGATTCCTCAGTACCGATGCCGACGCCCAAGAGCACATCTTTTCTTTGGCGGAGGGGCGGGCCAACATCGACGGCTTCAAGGTCGAGCGCAGCCAGTCGCAGCGCCTGCGTCTGCCCATCGACCCGGATCTGCAGCGGGTGTCCTCGGAACCGCAGGTCTTTAACGACAGCGGCGATGGTTCGATGGTCGTCACGATCAACCGCCCGCCGCTGGCCCAGGTGATCGACATCAAGGTCACACAGCAGAAGACCGAGACTGTCGTGCACGGCGCCTTCACCGGCAGCCGCGATGTGCTGACCGAGCCCACGGTGGTCGCAGTTCTGGAGATCAAACAAGGTACGACTACCTACGCCCAGGGCACCGACTACAAGGTCGTCGGCGATGAGATCGACTGGAGCCCGGGTGGTGCCGAGCCGGCACCCGGATCGAGCTACCAGGTCACCTACCAGTACATCGCCAGCATCACCCCGACCCACCTGAGCGACACCGGCTTCAAGGTCACGGGCGTGGTGCAGGGCTCAACGATGTACATCGACTACCAGTGGAAGCTGCCGCGCGTCGATGTGTTAGCGCTGACCGCCGATGGTCAGGTCGAACGCATCAAGGGCATCAGCCAGGTGCGCAACGCGATAGCCCCCACCGTGCCGGCCTCGCGCCTGGACTTGGCCGAGATCGCCTACGACTGGCGCAATGGCGCTGAGCCTACGGTGCGCAATGTTGCGATTCGCACCATCAAGGTCTCGGAATTGACCGCGATGCAGCGCCAGATCGCCGACCTCTATGACCTGATGGCGCTGGAGCGCCTGCGGGTGGATGCCAACATCCGTGAGCCCGCCGCCAAGAAGGGGCTCTTCGTCGACAATTTTCTGGATGACGATCTGCGCGACCAGGGTGTGGCGCAGACCGGCGCGGTGGTGGCGGGGGTGCTCACGCTGCCAATCACCGCTTCGGCCCAACACGCCAAGGACAACGGAAACACGCTACTGACACTGGACTACACCCTGACGCCTGTGGTGGAACAGTTGGCCCGCACAGGGGCGATGAAGATCAATCCCTACCAGGCCTTCGATCCGGTGCCGGCCCGGGTGACGCTCAATCCAGCGGTTGACCAGTTCACCGTCACCAACACCACCTGGGCCTCGGACGTGACCGAGCGGCTGATCACCGGCAGCGGTGTGCTTGAGCAGGTCATAGAGACCCGACGCGCAGATCAAGTACTGACGTCCTTCAGCGAGGAGGCGCAGTTTCTGCGTGCGCTGCAGGTGAGCTATCGGGTCGAAGGATTCGGGCCAAGCGAGGCGCTGGCTACCTTGCGTTTCGATGGGGTCGGCATTTCTCAACCTGCGGGTGCGGCAGCCAACGCCTCGGGCCTGCTCACCGGCAGCTTCCAGATCCCGCAGGCAATTCCGGCTGGCGCCAAGTTGGTGGAATTCCTCGGGGCGGGTGGTAGCTACGGCTCGGCGACCTACATCGGTCGCGGGCAGATCGTCACCGAGACCCGTCGCCGGATTCTCACCACGGTAGTACGCCGCTGGGACCCGCTGGCGCAGACCTTCACGCTACCCGAGCGCCGCACCATCGGTGGCTTGGAGTTGTGGTTCACCACCAAGGGGGGATCGGCACCGGTCATCGTGCAGATCCGTGAAACCCAGGTCGGCCTCCCGACCACCACGGTGCTGACCGAAGGCCGGCTCTATGCCTCAGACATCAAGACCGACGGCAACCCAACCCGGATCACGCTCGATCCGGTAGCGCTCGACGCCAACCGCGAGTACGCCATCGTGGTGCTGACCGACGACGCCAACCACGCCGTGTCGGTCGCGGAACTCGGCAAGTACGACCCGCGCACCGGTTGGGTGACGGCGCAGCCTTACCAAATCGGTGTGCTGCTCTCATCCTCCAACGGCATCACCTGGACACCGCACCAGACGCAGGACCTGACCTTCCGGCTGCTGGGTTGCCGCTTCACGCAGCAGTCCAAGACCGTGAGTTTGGGCCAGTACACGGTGACCAACCTGTCGGACGTGATGGCGCTCGCGGGCGTTGAGCGTCCTGCCGCTGGCACCGATGTGCAGTTCCTGGCGACCGATGCGCAAGGGCGGATCGTCACCTTGTCGGAGGACCAGGGGTTGGCCTTGAGCGAAAAGCTCTCGGGCAACTTGGCGGTGTCGGCCAAGCTGACCGGCACGGAAACGGCCAGTCCGATCCTGTATCCGGGCACCCAGTTGGTGTTCGGTACGTTGGAGGCTGCCGGCGACTACCTGTCGCGGGCTATTCCCGCTGCGGCCACCTTCAACGTGGCAGTGACCTTCGATGCCCTGACACCAGGGACCTCGAGTGTCTCGGTGCAGGCGGAGTCCGGCACGCCGGGCAGTTTCCAGGCGCTGTCCCTGTCTTCAGGCGTGGAGGTGGGCAACGGCTGGGTGGAACGCACCTACAAGGCCACCAGCCTCGTCGGCGTCGGTGCCGACCGCACCACGCGCGTGAAGCTGGCGTTGTCCGGCAATCCGCAGCACCGACCCTTCGTGCGCAACCTGCGCGTCATTGTCACCTGATGGGGGTGAGCGATGACCCAGGAGCGCACGCCGCGCGGCTACCCGCTGCCGCACCCCGAGCACCTGCTCTCTGATGACGTTCTCAACCTGCGTGAGGCCATCACCCGCATCGATGCGGATGTGGCCGCGCAGGAAGCGTCCACCCAGCAGGGGCAAGACCAACTCACCGAACGGCTGCACCGCCAGCAACTGCGGGTGTTTCACCGGTTCGACTTTTAAGGAGCACACCCCATGGCCAAAGACCCCTTGCTGCGCGATGCGGTGCGCGCGATCAAAGCCAAGATCGAAACCGCCGCCGAGATCGCCACCCCGGAAGAGCTCGCGTACCTCGGCACTGCTATCGACCGCATCGGTGGTCGCGCCACCGTCCTCGAGGTCGAGGAGATGGGCGACATCAAGATGGCCGAGCTTACTGAGCACGCTAGCGCGGTTGAGGCCGCGACGCTCGACACCATCGCCACGGCGGCTGATGTGGCCATTGCCAACGTCACGGCCACCAAGACAGCGGCCGAGACCGCGATCACCGCCACCAAGACGGCAGCGGAATCCTCGGTCACCCAGACCAAGAACGCGGCCCTGGCCGTGATGGCCCAGACCGAGACCAGCACGGTGGCCACCGTCAACGCCGCTGCCCAGACCGCCATTCAGCAGGCGGCGGCCAGCCGGGACGAAGCGATTGCGACATCGGATACGCACATGAACGAGGTCGTTGCTGCGTCCACGGCCTTCAAAGAACAAGCGCTGGCCGATGTTGCCGCAGCAGCGAACACCGTGACCCAACAGTTTGTTTTTGGGCCCAAGTCATTTTTCTACGGCCAACTCTAAGGAGCCCCCTCGATGTCCATTCTGGGAACGGCGCTGCCAGCCGCCAACACGCTGGCAACCCTCTACGAAGTGCCCACCGGCCGCCGCGCCGTGGTCAACGTCGCCGCCTGCAACAAGGGCACGACTGCCGCCAAGGTGCGCGTGGCGCTCACCGCGTCAAGCACGCCGGCCGAGAGCGAGTTCATCGAATTTGATGTGAGCCTGGCCGCCACCGAGGTGCTGGAGCGCACCGCACTCTCCTTGGCTGCCGGTCAGAAGATCATGGTGCAGGCCAGCGCTGCCTCGGTCAGCTTCAACGCCTGGGGCATCGAGGAGGTGGCGTAATGGGACGATTTCTACGCAGCGTGAGCACCGACACGGTTGATCCACGCAAATATAAAAACTACCAGGAATACACCGCCGCCGGCAGCTATTCATTCACGGTGCCCGCTGGCGTTTCCAAGGTCCGCGCCATCGTGGTGGGCGCGGGCGGTGGTGGCGCCTGCTCCAAGACCACCTACTACGCCGGCAACGGTGGTGGGGGTGGCGGCTTCGCCATGGGCGAGTACGACGTCACCCCGGGCCAGGTGCTGGCCATCACGGTCGGCGCCGCAGGTGCCGGCTCCTCCAGCAACAACACGCAAGCCAGCAACGGTGGTACATCCAGTGTGGGAAGTTTGTTGTCTGCCACGGGCGGCAACGGCGCCCCCGGTCACGGCAACAGCTATGGCAGTGGGGGTGCGGGTGGTACGGGTACGGGCGGCACGCTGTTCAACCGCACCGGCGGGACCGGTGGACGCGGTTGTTACGGCTCTTGGGGCTCTGGCTCCGAGAATCACGGTGGTGGCGGAGGTGGCGCTGCGGGCTCCTGGCTGGGTAACGGTGGCGCAGGCGGCTCTGTTGGCTGGCAATCCCACTACACAGCAGCCGGTGCTGGCGGCGGCGGCATTGGTGGCGCCGGTGGCAACACCACCCAGTGGACGCAGCAATCTTCATCCAACTACGTGGCCATCTCGGGTGCTGGCGGTGGCTCGGCAGGCGCCGGTGGTCACGGTACCGATTCCGGTCAGGCCTCGATCAATTCCAGTACCACCTTGAATTACGGCAATGGTGGTGCTGCCATCGATGGCAGCTTTGCGACGCCACTGTGGGGGACGCACTATTCGACGGCCGGTATCGATCTGGCCGACTTCTCCAGTGCGACTGGCGTGGTGCCCAAGTTCTACACCGCTGTCACTGGTTCGGCTGGCCTGTTGACCGTCAAGGACTATTCGTTTGCCACGCCCCGCTTGCTCAACTGCAACGGTGGCGGCGCTGCCGGTGTGTGGGGCCAGTCCACTGGTCTGATGGGTGGCACCGGTGGTCCCGGTGGTGGTGGTTCGGGCGGCTATGCCTACACCTCGAACAACCCGTCGCACGGTGGCCAAGGGG